TTTGGATGAATGTTATTATATATTATAATATATAATAACATTCAAGGGTTTCATCATAATAATCAAAATTCGACCAGAATCAGTCTCTTCTCGGATATCTTACCATCGATTTTCTCATGTACCCACATGTGGTTGGCACCGAACCCCCATATGAAGTAGGTTTTATACCAATCGACTTTCTTACCCGAAAATGCATCTCTTAATTCACTCTCGTTCTCGCAAGCGTTGATGCGGTTCAATATACTGATTAACACTTCTAATTTCTCTAATTCCGTGTAACTGATTCTGCTTTCAACTTGTGCTTTCATATATCTTCCATTTTTGGTTTGTTATCTCATTATTTTCAACACCATAAAGATACACAACGTTTATCTATTTGCCAAATGTTTTCACGGAAAAAGTTCATGTAACATGAGAAAATTATTTCACGTAATCTTCCGGCCGGTATTCCTTACCGTTATACACCATCTTCCATCCACTTTGTTTCATCGTACACCCGATAGAATAGGGTTGAACGCCATGAGTGTCGACACCCATTTCCCTGGCGAAGGAAAGAGTGAAAGGAAACGCTTTCAAGTTATTCTCAGCCAATATCTTGAATCCGTGTTCAAGGATAGCACGAACCTCATCCCTGGTTTTCTCCTCACCCATAACCATACACAACCTACCGGAATGAATGAAATTGTGGCAGTAATGGCATAGAGGGACGATATCCGTGACGGTTCCCACCCCGTTCTCATAATCAAACTGCCACATCTCATGAGCTTCCAACCTTCCCGTTTCCGTCATGAAAGCGGGTCTCCCGCATGCGATACAGCAATTTCCACTCGATTGATACGCCGCCTGCCGTTTCATGTTCCACCACGATTCGCCGAAAACAACCCGGGGTGCCATCCCGTGTAAGGGAGTTGGAACGTTAGGCTGACATAATATTTCAGGCTTCAGTTTCATAATTTACCGAGTTTATCGTAGAATTTGTCGATAAAATCAAACGGAGCCACCTCGCTCTCATCGCCCAGAATGATGTAACTGAATGCGGGTATGATAAGACTGAGTATAAACACGATAGGTGAGAGAATAACTCCCAGGAACCTAAGAAAAATAACAAGATATCTCATATCATCTAAAATTAAAAAGGTAAATCTTCATTGTCGGGGACGATCTCTTTCCTCATTTTATAGTTTTCAAACGTTTTAGCGAGGAGTTTATGATCCCGGTTAAGAATGTTAAACAGCTCGAATTCGGTCGACTCAACACAATCCCCGACAGGTAAAATACCGGGATTATCGTTGCCGAAATCCTTTCCCCTCTCATCCACGAAATAAGTCTTCGAAGGTCGGTGAAGGTAATAGTACATGTTTTTAGTCGAGGGTCGCGTACCTATATAGTGAAATGTATGGCCGAAATCGAGGTACCTCTCACCTTCCTGCCATAACTCACTCACCTCGTCAACCGAATCCTTCTTGCATTCACCCACGGAGACGTGATGTGTTTCCCTTTTCACCCGGTCCGCGTACACCTCGTCATTATCCATGTCATAGAAATAATACAATTTCAATTTCTTCTCCTCCTTGAGGGGGATATCCAACTCATACCCGTTCTGATTCTTGTAAGATGCGAGGTAATCAGCCACGTTATTGCCGAGAACGATTTCGTTATCCAAGTTATCTTGGTGCCCTTTCACGTGAACGTACGTTTTCAGCACCTTTTCCGTTCTGTTCAGTTCAGCGAGGACCTTTTCCCAGAGATCCCTGTTTTTCACCGGCCCGGCGTAACCCATCCAATTGTTCTCTAACCATGAAGGCATGTATTCCAAGACACTTTTCATGACGTACTCCGAATCCATGTAGAAGGTGGCGGAAATCGGTTCGTTCTCCAAGTGTTCGAGTGCCATCAGGAACGCGTGAATCTCCGCCCTCCCTGTTTTCGTGTTCTCCCACCCTTTCGATAACATCAATTCCCGGCCGTCATCCCACACCATGTACACACCGCTACCACCCAGTTTATTATCCTTGAGGGTGGCCGAGCCATCCGTCCATATTTTAACGCTTTTCATCTCTCTCAAAATTTAGATTGCAATCTTCGCAATGATAATATTCCATGTATTTGATCCTCGACGTTCTATCACTCTTACATCTCGGACATCGAGGGTGACGTTTCCGAAAAACTTCGATCACGTAACAGTAAGCGATAATCAAGATTACCCACAATGCAAGCGCGATCGTTATCACGATGTGAACAACTTTCATACGGTGTACGGGTTTGGTTTTTCAACAATCAAATCGAAATTAAAAATATCAATCTTCGTGAGGCGAACCAATCTTCTGAATTCACCCATTGTCATCGTTTCACCTCGAGGGTCTCGTAACATGGAAACTTTCATGGAGGTTCGTTTCCACATACAATTTCCCGTCACGTTCAAAATTCGAACCTCACCGTTCCACTTGAACAGGGCATAAATGTTTTTAGGGTTATTCGCTATGGTGAATAACGAACCTATCCGGCAAAACACTTTCTCTTCCTCTTCTTTCACTTCCGGGAACAGTTCAAGTAAAATCTCGCTCACTTTCCCCGGATTCTTATCGATGACTTTTCTCACTCTTTCGAGATCGACGCTAACCATTTTACTCTCCATTATTTAAAATTTTTAGGATGAACGAAATAGAGGTCCTTGTCGTACGTGCAATCGGCGAGAAACCGCGCCTCATCACCTTTAACTTTTTCGAGAATCACAGTCGGACAGAGGGTGAGACCGGTTCCTCGACTTTCATGTGCCTCGTGAATGACGGCGATGACCCTGAAAAATTCAACCTCGCGAACGTAATCCCTGCCATCCTCCGTTTGTTCGTTACATCCCTCTTCGTCTTGGTAGAATTCGAGTGTATCCCGGGAGATAATCTCACCGACTCTCGGTGTGAAGTTCACATGTCTCTCATCCATCTCTTCACGCGAGATGATGTTACCTTTACTATCCCGTTCTATCAGAACCGGGTAAATCTCTTGAAGAAATCTTTCTGCCATTTTCTTTGCTTTTAGTTTGTTCTTATCTTTCAACACCATAAAGATACACAATGTTTATCTATTTGCCAACAATAATCAGGAAAAAGTTCATGTAACATGTCATTTTATCATATCTTCATTTCTCATGATTCTGGTAAGTGCCATGTTTTCATGTTCACCCTCTTTTGGGTGAGACAAAACCCCGGTGGAAAATTTGACCCACCCCTTTATAATCAACAAGTTAATTTTTCTCATGTTTTCGCGATAAATACGTTGTTCATCCCGAAATTTTAAACTTCGTTACCCATTACTGGTGTTACTCTGCGTGAAAGCCGATTTATATCAGTTCATGTACCGTGATTGAATTACCCGTTTTAACCGGGGATGATGTATTATATTATATATAATATAATACATCATTTTCATCCAAATAAAAATGAGAGGGCGGGGAAGCCCTCTCACTGTCAAAATTAGCGCTATGATAATCATACACGTCTCACGACGATACCAGTATGATAGACACTCTAAACATATCTATATAATAGAAAAGAAAATAATCAACTAACTATATTCTTTATATGACCGATAATATCGTCAATATCAATCATCTCGCTGACGTGTTCATGGTTCAATTCCGCCTTCAATCCAGCGAAGAATGCCTGACCCAGTTCATCGTCATCCCCGAACATGAACCTACACGGTTTCGGTAGGTGTTTCATGTACACTAGAACCTCGCACTGGGTGTACCCGTTGAACCACCTTTTCTTCCTCGATGAGTTCATCTCAACCCCGTAAATATCTGATTTCCTGACTATTATCTTCTTCGTCATACCTTGTACCCGTTAAATTTCGTTAAAATACGTAATCGTTCATCCATTTGGCCCGTTCTGTGAACCCTCCTATTTCTCAATGGTTAATCCCACACTCTTCATCTTATCCACCATCACACCCTCCACGGTTTCCCTCATGTTGAACAGGGTTTCGAATTCCCATCCCTTACCCATCCGGGTGGCCCTGTCCATTCTCTCTTTCAGGTAATCCATGATGGCTTTCAGATCACTGATTGATTTCGTTTGTAATTTCTCTTCCAGTTTCATAATTTTCTTCTTTTTCGTTCTTTCAATGTCTAAAGATACACAATGTTTATTTATTCTCCAAATTTTTCTCTGAGAAAATAACGTAAAATTTGATTTTTCTCGTTTTATCTCGTCTTTCCCTTCCTCCCACAGATATTCTGATAGAATTACTCGATCGTTGACTCTTCCCTTTTCAAAGACGAGATAAAACTACTTATCATCACTTTCCTCGCCGTCCTTTTTCTTTCCCTTCATCTTGTGATACCGTTGTCTTCGATACTCCCTCATCTTCGCGGTCTTCTCATCTTCCGGACCCCTTTCCACCTTTCTCTGACGGTAAACCCTTTTCGTGATATCATTCACGGAGGTTATCTCCTTTTTATCCGCGTCAATTTCTTCCTTCGAGGGACCTTTTCTCAACAGTTCCAATAACTTGGATCGACCCTCTTCCACCCTTGCCACCTCTCTCTCTTCCACGACGATAGCGTCCTCGATGGGTGATATTTCGTTAGATTGTGTCATCACCCTTCCCGCCAGTTCATCCCACGATGTGTTCCGGATTATGTCACCCGGCAGTTGGATATCCTTGCCGTCGAGGAAATTCGCGTTGTATCCGTTATGATCCTTGTAGTACGAGGATGCCAGTTGCCCTATGATCGTTGCCGGGTTGATTCCCGCCTTCGCCGCGACTAACCCTATCACTATCATGTTAATAGGGAGTTTCTGGAGGGCTTCCGCCACGTTATCCTGACCGTGAATCATGGCGTTTATATCGATCTTCCCGTCGACCGTCAAAAATAGCTGTTCACCCTTACACTCTTTCCGTGCCTGTTCCAGAACTTTTCGTATCTCCGTTGAATACGAGATCTTCTCTTCTTTGTTGAACTTCATCCTCCATGTGAGAAGTAACTCGTTGAGGACCTGTAATCTACCCGTTTCCGTCGCTATGAAGAAATCCTTCTTTGAATCTATGAATTTCAACTTTCTCCTCTCTATCGTTTCCCGGTTATCTTGGTAGAATACTTTCAGCAAAGTCGGTGACACCGAATACCCCTTTTTCACTTTCAAAACGTTAATGATATCATTAACGGTATAGAACTGGGCGAACAAATCGATGATTTCATCCGCGTGTTCCACGATTGCCGGGCTGTATTTCGTTCCGAACAGACCTTTGATCTTACCTTTATGGGCGCTCATTCTTCGTATGATAGGAAGGGCGTAAGTGTTCCTGTGTTGTACTGCCGCCTCCGCCTGCTCATCCGTTCCACCCTGTTTCTTGACGGATAATCTTACGTTCACTGTGTTAGTGTCGACCGAGCATTCCACACCCTGCCGGTTCGTGAAATGAAAGTACCGTTCCGGGAACGTTTCCCAGTACCGTTTCAGAAGTTCATATTCGATGTAATGTTCTTGGATTTCGTCCTTCTGACCTTTTATGTAATCAGGGAGGTTCTCCCTAATCGTCTCTCTTAATTCTTGTATCTCCATATGATGTGTTATTCTGATTTAATAAGTAAAGATACACTTTTTACACTAACTCCCCCAATAATCCGTCGAATTTTCACGAATCCTCCTCGCTGTTATCGCACACTTCGCCTACTTTATATTCTTCCATGATTATTTTGTATTAAGTAAACACCAATCAGATACTGTAATAATCTGACCTTCATCTATTTTGCTTGTAGTCATTTTAACTACCTGCGCCCAGATGTATTCTTCCATGATTCAAATTGTTTTGTATATATTTGTAATGAAAACCAACTTGTTTTTGTATTTAGCGTGCAGCCTATCACACAATTCGTGAAATTTTTTATCAATTTCGGTATTCCTATCATCTAGCTTGTATGCCAAATCTTCCAATTCCTTTGCTTCCTTATCTGTCAAGGTGTACAGATGATGATCTATAATAATCTTTTTCATGTCGTTTAAGATCTATCACTTAATGATTTGGATTCTTCAATGAAATGATCATACGTTTCTTTATATGTTTCCATAACTATTCAGTCTAGTATTTCTATTTTCGTGGGATTGTAAACAAGATCAGTTTTCAAAGAAGGAGCGCCATTTTTCTTTACTTTTTGAAGATAAGAAAGTAGATATATATTGTGTGTACCAAATTCGGATAACCTTATCTCTGACTTGTAATAAAAACCGACGAAAGCAACTCCTTTGTCATCGGTTAATCTTACCTTTCTTCCTCGGAAGCACTTTAATTCTGATGCCGCTTTAACCAATTCCATGCAATCATCATTCATCTTGATTAACGCACGTGTGATATCGTGTAAAATTATTGTTTCCATGATAATTTCTATTCTAAATAAAAACCTAATTCTGCCATCCTGAATTTATCAGGGTTATTTTTTATCCATTCTTCTACCTCTTCAAACTGTTCTTTTATCTTCTGCATGAATTCTTCTCCCATGTCCGGGTGGGGTAATACCGGGAACATGAATTTACGTAGCTCGTTGGCGGATTCTACCGTGTGAGACATTATAAAATAAACGATTTCTTTTTCAGTCATGACCATTTAATTTAGTATTTGAGACTAGCCTAAGCCATTTCCGATATGATAATGTTTTATCATCCTTGTACAATCGAGACATGACCACGTAATTATGGTACATTTTTTCTTGAAATTCTTGATCTTTTGTCTTGATCTCATTATTGTTTAGATTTAAGTTGTTTGATTAGCTCGTCAGCATATTCTATCGCTCGACTTACATCTTTGTCAATATAATGAAATGGATCAGTACCGGGAATACTTTCCTCTGATATGATTCCGGCTAGAGCATCTTTCGCTATCTCGTACCTGCGTTGCTCCCAGTCAATCTCTTTCCCCCAATTATCAATCATTTCTATCTCGTCAATTGTTAGTTTCGTGTCCATGATTCAAATTATTTTTTTACTTAATTATTTTATCGATCAATTTTTTCAAACTGTCGTAATGCTTTTTAGCCAATTCAACAGCTTCTTTGGAAGCATCCCCGGACATGATTAAATTATCTATTTCATTCATCCCGTAGCGTATAGCCTCGTACTCGGGATACGTAATGGTTACTTTACGAGGCTTTGGATTTTCTGTATTTGTATTTTTACTCATACTGTTATTTTAATGATCTGATATAGGTAATTTTATTAATGCAATCAGCACACGTTACATCTCGGATAGAGCCGCAAAACCCTTCATCAACCCTTTCAGCTCCTTCATATTCCATTGCAGAATCGGGTATAGCGTTACCGCAGAGTGTATATTCACCACCTTTTGTCACGGAGTCAACCAAGCAAACGACTTGCACAATTTCTCCTTGTTTATCATATCTCATTTTTTGAAGAGATGCAGGTATTTTCTTCATATTGTTTCACTTGGTTAAACGGTCATCCAGAATATCCAAATAACACTGCATGTGGTGTAATTGTTCACGTAGAAGGTATTCCTGTTTACCACTAACGTGATTGAACGTTTTAGAGTTGATGAAATCCCTTAACTTGATCACCTTAACTAGCAGTTCATCCCGTTCGATGATCAACCTATCCTTCCAAGTTTCAACACACCGGAATTCATCTTCGAAATCATCCTTCGGCATCCATTTCACGAAACCCGGCCCTTTAATTCGGTAACCCGGTTCGTCCTTGTCGCGAGGTACACCGTCTGAGTTCAGGATTTCATAACCGATTTTCTTGGAATATTCACCGGCGGTTATCTCCGTTGCCACCACCTCTATTTTTGATTCGTATTTTTTCATATCACTCAATCATTAGATAATCCTTAACTAATTGTTCATTATTCTTTAGGAATTCATCTCTTTGTTCCGCGGTGTGAAAAGCCAAGAATTCATACCCTCTGGTGAAATACGTGCGACCTATTTTGTCACGTTCCCGATATATGGAGAACTTTGTGATTTTAACATCCTCCAGCTCCTCGTCGGTCATCTCTCCACCGTAATACGGCATCAGTTGTGAGATCTGAGCCATTGCCAACGCTGATTTTGCGTGTTTTTCGGTAAGGAATACATTTCTATTGTTATTAGATGTAGGTATGCAAGAATCTTCAAAAAATTCTGATCCTGCCCCAATAAATACACCCGAAATATTCCCTAGATCTTCCCATGTTGGGAATTTGCTTTTCTTCTTTCTCAGTACGATATTACCGTTAGCCAAACACTCACCGACTTCGTATTCATTCAGATTAATATCTTTAACGTCCATTTTTCATGATTTTACGTTGTTTCCTACTTATTTTCTTCTTACCCTTATAAGGTTTAACCATTTTCCCGGCTCTTATCTCACCACTTTGATTATCCTTGTAATTAACGTTGGCATCATTAAACACAGGTTTCGTGATGTCGAAAGGATTCCTTTGGGCTTCACAGGCTGTCATCAGCATGAATACACCCAGTGATCTTAATAAATTAGACATGATTATATTTCTTTTTAAGAACGGCTGATCTTCTTGATTTATTTGAACTGCCAAAATAGCTTTGCTCGTATTCTTGAATCTTTCTCCACCTGTCTTGCCTCTCTTTCTTTCTTCTTTCTCTTCTCTTTTCTTGGCCACTTCTAAGATCATCAGGAAATGATCCCATAACCGTCCCGCTATAAATATCATGTATATTCATGGTTCTTTTTATTTTGGTCCTTATTCTTCAATAAGGACCGGTGAATTTTCGTATGTAACTTCAGGATAAAGGCTTGAATCGATTTCTTCCCCTTTCCTGGGTTGATGATCGAATCCTGTAACATAAAAATTACCGTCAAAAGGCATTGCGTATATATGTCTATGAGGTCTATCAGGCGCCTGCATACCAGCCCAATAAGCGTACTTGAATAATCTACCATCTTTATCTCTTGCAACGTAAAATTTCTTGGTGTTTTCAATTTGTGCTTTCATATCTCTTATTGTTTTTAGTTATACATCATTTTCAACACCATAAAGATACACAATGTTTATCTATTCTCCAACAAAAATCAGGAAAAAGTTCATGTAAAAAGATAAAAAAAGAGGAGGGAAATTCCTCCTCGATATTAAACTAAAAAATTAAAATATATGAAAGCTGAAAATCATTTCAATTCACAGGAACCCCCCGAACACGCTTGCGCGACGGTCGATCCCGCGTCAACCCATTCCTCGTCCCAGTCCGTTATCGAGGACCAATCGATATGTTTCATATCCTTCAACTTCTGCCAACGATGAAATAATGAAACATGTTTCAAGCAGAACTCGGTCTTGGTGAGATCCCCTCCCAGGTATTTCCCGGCGAATTTCTTGAACCTGCGAACCCAATCAATTTTCTTATCCACGAGGGATCGTAGGTGAGAGGATATCGCGTTAACATCACTAATCATCACTCCGTTCACTTCGACAAGTAACTTCCCATTCTTTAGATGGGAAAGAATGAAATCGGTTATATCCTGATCCGTGAGGGTTAGATGATGAGGGTTCCTGCCCATCGCGACATCACAGGCCAGCCAGAGATCATCGTTAAACACGGCCAACCCGTCAACGATCAAACCACCAGCAAGTATCGCACCCGCACCATATCTTTCAGCCAACTCTTTTTCATCCAAAACACTGGTATAAGGAGCTTGCGGGTATAAAAGGTCACCTCCTTTAGGAAGGAAACTTATACCTGAAAACACATTCCTGTTATTCCACACGTATTCCTTCACATCATCCCATTCATCATCCTTAACCATGCAAGTGTTGGATACGTTCATCCTCATCCTCGCGAATTTCGGGTACTCCTTGTAAAACGGATGGTCAAAATTCGTTCCGTTCTCAATCCAATGTGCTTTCGTCATCCTAACCATTTCGAGGAAATCGATCGCGGACGAATACTCAGACGTTAACACGTTATCATCGAGTTCAACGGGAAATGAAATGACACTTTCGACTTCCTTGTTATACACTGACGGCTTAACCATCATCGGATTGATCTCTTTGACATATCTCAACGCCTGCTCCGTATTAGCGGCTTGAATATTTCGGATGAATCTTTTAAACGGGAATTTATGTATTCCTGAACTTGTACAACCGAGTAGTTGGCTTGAATTTCCTGACGGTTTAACCACTGTGCATCGTGCGGCTGGGTTGATGCCGATTATACCGGCCATTTTGACATTCGTTTTTTGGACCAATCTCGCACCCTCGTCCTGAATTTCGGGGTTGAAAAGAATTTCGGGGTTCTCGCACATACCCGTTATACCGACCCCTATAAGGGCGTCCCTTTCCGCGATCAACCGAGATGCCTCCGTTAAAACTTTAAATGATGTGTATGACGCTTGGATCGTTCCCAGCACTGAAGCTCCCCGACATGCGTCAAAAAATTCCTCTTTATTTTTTATCTTTGACCCGTTAATCTCAGTTAAATTACAGAAAAACCACCCATATTGGATCTCACCGTCAATTTCTATTTGTGGGTAGCCGGATACTTCGACACATGGATTGTACACGATATCGGGGTGGAATGAAAAGATGATTCCCGGTTCACCGAATTGTTTAATCGATGAGAAAATATTCTCATAAACCTCTTTCGGTGTTGAAGGTAATATGATCGCGCTGTTATTCGCCCTTGCGAGTTCTGGATATTCACTGAACCAACTCCCCGTTTTACAGGTTAACATTTCCCTGTCGTCGGCATCAAACTGGCAGAGCAGGGCAGACCGGCGGATACCCCCCGAAATGACAGCATCGGCGATCAAACAGGCTAGTCTGTGAACCTCGAACGGTGTCGCCTTTCTCCCCCTTATCTTTCCGAGAACCTTACCCATCTTACTTAGACATTTCATTAACGGTTCCGGACCGGGCGCTCTAAATCCACCGGTAATAAACGCACCCTTCGGCCTCACTCTCGATGAATCGAAAACTACTTCCGGTAGTCCGAAATAATGTGATTCGATTAACGCGTTAACAGCATGGGACCATCCCTCGATCGAATCATCTATCACATAAGTGGTTTGTTTTGACATATCAACGCCCTTCATTTTAGGGAGTTGATTGACGTGAACTTTTTGAACGGAATACCCCGTTCCGCTACCGCACAACAGGAGATACATCAATTCTTGAAAAAATGAAATTCTGTTCGCGTATGAACCGGCACAGTTATAATTTCGAGCGTGGTGTTTCAATAGTGTGTTACCACCGTATTGAAGCGCTCGTTGCGCGCCAAGAATAATCTGATTTCTGTAAAGTTTCTCAGCGAAATTCATCTCTTTTGATAAATCATCGAGCAATGAATCTGAAATGATCATATCATCGGCGAGATGCTTCCAATGCATTTCTATCACACGATCAACACTCTGATCCCATGTTTCTTTTTTACCGTGAACGGTTCTCGCGTATTTACTGACAAAGATGTAATCGCCAATTTCCTTTCTACTATTTACAATATTCTCCATATATTAAATATTAAAAACTATATCTCATCCTCGTTACGAGGTACGACACGACAAATGGGGAGGTTACCTGATTGGACTATCAAATTGATGTAATCGAGTGATTTAACCCGCCCGCCCTTGCGTGCCAGTTCTCGCAAAACAGAATTAAAGATACGATTTTCTAATACGATAACCAAAGGTTTTGGCTTCCTATTTTTATCCAATTCGCACGCCCTTCTCTCATAAATCATATGATTTTGAAGTTTCTTTAAATCAGGTAAATAAGGTTCCAAGACAGGTATTTTATTGGCACAAACCAATGTTATCGCGTGTTTAACACCCGTCTCAATGTACAATTTCGGTTTTTTCATTTTTCTCTTTATATGGTAAAAAAATTAATGTATTCTTCGCCCGTGTAACCGCTACAAATTGGAGACATCTTTCTCCGTAAAGTGCGAGTTCGGTTGTGGCGTATTTACTCGGGATCAATTCATGAAAGCCCAAAATAAATACCCTGTCAGCCTCTAACCCCTTGCTCTTATGAATCGTTGACAGGAGAATCTTATCCTTCGATTCATCACCGAAAATATCGGTTAAGACTTTTTTGACCTCCTGAAAAGACCCGTATCTTCTATTAAGAAGTAATAATATCTGAACCTTTTCAAGAAGGACAACATAAGATTCATTCATCGAAAAGTTTTTGATACCCCGTTCAATGAGTTCATCTTTCTTTTCCCGCAACAATTCCAAAAGACCTCTCTCTGATTCGACACGATTTAAAAGCAAAAGGATGCTCTCACCGTAATCTTTTCCGAGTATCACTGATTTCTTCCCCTCACCCAGTAATTTGATGAAAGTTTCAACCAAGGGAAGATTATTCCTGCATATTATATAATCGCCGTTACGAACTTCGTCCAACGACCCCTCTCTCACCTCACCTTCGTTAGCATCATCCTTCGCTTCTATATCCGGCGAATATTTCCGGGCAACATCGACTATACGTTTGGCACATCTATACGTTAAATTCAAGGGTAATGAGATTGTGTTCGGTCTCATTTCAAACGCTTTGAATGAATCAACTGAACAACCTTGAAACCCATAAATCGCCTGCATTTCGTCGCCTACAGTGATTAACCGCCCGTTTTCTTTGAGCATTCTCAATATCAACTCTCTCTGCAAGACATTCAGATCTTGCGCCTCGTCACAGAAAATAACATCGTATTTCGGGTATAATTCCGCGGGAACATACTTGTACGCTAGGTATAGTTGGTCCGTGAAGTCAATATCTAACTTATTAACCCTTAAATGATTCGTTTCCTCGTCAATCGCTTCAATGAATTTTCTCATATCCTTGTAATAGGAGGGGTCAAAGTCAACATCCCATCTCGCACAAACACTTTCCAACGTCTCGAAATCATCAATATCTATCAGATTCATTCTCATGAATTGGTAGATCCTCGATATGTTCATAATCCTAGAATTCTCATATTTTGGATCGATACTCCATGTGGGTGAAAGATATTTTTTGCAAATCGAATAATCCCTCCATTTTGAAAGTTTAAACGTACACTTTTTGTTTTTCAATAACGTCGAATACGCTTTACTGTGTATCGTTTTAACCTCGGCCCTTCCCAAGCATTTTCTCTCTAATTCTTCAACAATACTCCTATTGAATGCCAAAAACAAGCAATCCTTGTAGGAGGGCGTGATATTTAGGAGGTGAAGGAGTAATGAAGTCTTACCTGCACCCGCACTTGCATTAACAAAAATATTTTTATTCGATCGTAAGTACTCATCTGCGATCGCCTGTTTATATTTATCAAGTTTCATAATATTATTTAATGTATACTTTTTTAATACAGTATTCAGGTTCCCAGTTTGCCTCGTCTAGCAACTTGGATATCTCTTCCTCCGCTGCCTCGTAGGTTTCATAATCATACCCAACCTTACACATTACCATGTAATTGGTGTATCTATCTATTTCGATACCCAGATCGAAAGCGCTTTTTAGTTCATAAATTCGAAAAACTGTTCTCATGTCCTCTTACCTTTAGTTCTTTTATTATTTCAACACTCTAAAGATACACAAAGTGTATCGAATTATCAACAAAAACAGAGATTATTTCCCCGAATCTTTCAATCTTTTCATCACCATGAAATTAATATCCATCTCACTGACATCAACGTCAACCCCCTTATTTATGGCATCCGTGACTTTTTTCTTACCTTCAACCAGTTCCGCCATGTACGTGTCGATGGTATCCGGGCAGAGAAGGTAAAACACATTTATGTTATTTTTCTGACCCATTCTCTCCAATCGGGAATTTGTCTGATCCAATGTTGTGAACTTATCCGGCAATTCTATATACACGAGGTTACTGCAACAATCCTGCAATCCATCGACACCTGTTCCCACCGCGTCTATATTCGCGAATAAAAACTGTTCGCAACTCGTTCTGTAAGTTTGAACAGTGTCAAATTTATCTTTCGCAGTCATACCACCCTGAATAATCGGACTTCGGTACTTCTCAGCAAGCTTTTTTAAAGGCTCCCTCCTAACACCGAATATCAATAGCTTTTCTTCCGAAATCTCTTTCCACTCATTAAGAAACACTTCTATATCCTTCATCTTTCCCTTCAAAGACAATTCTTTCAACGTGCTTAACTTCACAAGATGGGGTGCATTCTCCGCCTTCTCGGCGCGTTCAATATCAATCTTGCTCAGATAATCGATCAGGCCACTCTCCGCCTTTTTATACTCTTTCATATTACTGATATGAACTGGGATGACATTCTCAATCAACGGAGGTAACTCTGTAAGAACGTCTCTCTTCTCTTTTCTAAAATAACATGAATTCGATATGATTTTATTTAATTCCAACGTGTTGCTCGCACAAGAGATATCCCAGCCGTAGGATTGACCCCTCACACACCTTTTCTTCCCATTGCAATATCTATAAACAAAAGAAGTCCAATCGTTAAACAGTTCTTTGAACCATCCCGTTAATTCGAGTATATTGATCAATTCTGCGGGTCTGTTCATAACCAACGTACCCGTTAGGGGGTAGATGAACTGTGATTTCTTCGCCACTTTCTTAACCCACTCACTTCGGAGGCTCTTTTTGTTCTTACACATATGCGCTTCGTCCAAGAACATTGATTCCCACTCCATTTCCAATAATTCGGGGAATCTAATTTGAATACCATTTTCCTTATCCTTCTTATACAATATGTCATAATTTAGAACGTAAACATCTTGGTGAGGTTTCCATTTGTCCTTGCTTTCAAGTACTTGAACTTTTCTCTTTCTCATATCAACCCATTTCTGCCACTCAGCCTTCCACCCATACTTTACCGACGCGGGAGTTACGACGAGACATGGAAATAATTGAAGTGCTTCAACTAAAACGATTGACACACCCGTTTTTCCCAATCCCGGTGAACACCCGTTTATAGCGTTAGGGTGATTTGCAAGGTAATGAATACATTCAATCTGATAATCACGTAAATTTCTTTTCAGATGGAGATCATTTATCAATTCCTTTATATTTTCCAACGAAATAATCTCCTCGTATTCTGGGAGAGTGAGATTATCCAATGAAGGTTGAGGTCTCTTGTTTACAAAATCATTCTGTTCAAGGAATCGTTCTATCAGTTTACCCTTATCCAACGAGATCTCACGGTACCATTCCTTCGTTTGGGGATTATAGAAGAAACCACCGATTTGCTTGAGCATGGATACAAGTGATGGGTCATATTTGAAACCCACATAGATATATGTCTTCTCCAAATAAAAATACCGCATAACTACCCGTTAATTTTCGACAAGATACCCTCCCTGTCATCGATCGATAAAATATCAACACCGAGTTCCTTCGCTTTATTAATCTTTGAGGAATTCCCGTTCACATCCTTGACGATCAGAATATCCGTGTTTTTACTAACCCCCGATACTATTTTATGACCCCTCCCCTCTAATTCACTTTCAAGCGATTTATCTCTCACACCAGAAAAACATATTGAGTAAGATTTACCCTGGCACGCAGTTCTCTTTTTTCGAATATACGTTTTAAATTTATCCAAGGGTATCATGTCCTTGTCTAGTTCAATCATGCTTGATAGAAATTTTGATGCCACAATGGCACCGATCCCTTTGATTTCCCGTAGACGGTTTTCAAGGTCGAACCGGCGATGTTCCGGGGAAGGCATCTTCCTCCATATCTCATCAAACTCAACATCATCAATGTTATCGAAAATTAACTGGCATGTTTTCTCACCGAACGCGCCACCGAAAACGTTACACGCGGTTAAAAGTCTCGCGAGGGGTATCTCGGTGAACAACCCGATCTTCTCTATCTGTAAAAAGATCTTATCATAATTCGCCACGCCAAGTCCCTCTATCTTGGTCCAAGCCTCTTTTGACATTGATAATATGTCCTTGATCGTTTTATAACCGTTTTCGTATAATTTCTTAACCGTTGGTTCACCTATCTCCTCGATACCCATCGTGACAAAGAAAAACAGGTTTCTCGCGATGATCTTTTCCTTGCAATCTCGGTTGACACAAACAAGTTCGACAAGGTTCTTATCCCAGCGTAACGGTCTCCCACAACTCGGACATATAATCATATCATCACGCATCTTTTCATAATCCGGTGCATCGTACATTATCGTTTTATCATGCTTCGGTATGACATCGCCGGATCTCCTAACCTTGATGTTCGCTCCCTCGCAAATACAATTATCCACGATATATGCCGCGTTATGTCCTGTAACATTTGTTACAGTCGCACCGGCCAGCTCAACGGGTTCTATGTTAATCACCGGTTTTGAGAGACCGTCCTTACTGATCTTCCACGTGATACCTGTTACCTTCGTTAGCTTACTATCATTCCATTCAGGAAATTTCACTGCCACGGCATATCGTGGGTTTCCATTTGGCAATCTTCCCAACTCCTTTCTAAGATCGACGGAACTAATCTCCATGACGATACCGTCAATGTTATAAACATCGCCCCACTCGTCGTATAGCTGCTGGAAGATATCGGGATTATCCAATATTTCATGAACAGTGGTAACCTCGTACTTGATATCACTGAGTTGTTTCAGTTCGGCCATCTGGATCGATTTATCGAGATCAAGATCACAACCGTAAATAACGTAGTCAATTTTTGTCATAATATCAGCTCGCCATTTATCACCGTTAAACTGACCGGCAACCATGTTTCGAGCCGTTTTGTACTCGCCACTTTCAAGATACGGTTTGAATTCATCCTTTCTCATGATAGCCTCTCCCCAACAGTAATGCGCGCCAATCTCTCTCAAATGGATCATACCACGACGCCTGTACCATAAAAGCTTGAACCTTTCCGAACTCTCCTGACCTTCATCACCATCACCTCTTGTCCAAGCCTTCCCGTAAAGATCCGTCTCCGTGAGGAGGGAAATGCCGTCATATTTAGGTGTCAAAACCAATTTTGTTTCCCCGGGGAACGTTTTTAACCACTTTAACCACGAGATAACCTCATCCATCGTTTTAACTTTTTCCAAGCTAAACATCGGTAGAGGGAGTTTACTCACTCGATCCTTACCTTTTACCGACTCGATAACGCTTCTCCTCAACAGCATATGGTCGGGTTCTATCTCCCGTAAGTCGTCGATCAATGAATCGTACTCCGCGTCCGTCATAATGGGAGACCCCTTTCTGTATAAATTATTCGCGTTCAGTATTTTTTCAACTAAAATCTCAACATCAGTTCTCATAATCAGTTTTTCTATATTGTTTCAACACTTCTTGGAATTCATTCGTTTTATCATACCCGCACCCCTCCATCTCCGGGCAAAAACCTCTGTATACACAGGACGGTACGCACTTATCCGCCATCACAGGATCTATCTCCCTCACCGCGTCTATAACCTGACGCCACGCCCTTCTCGTTTCTTTCGATGCCTTCATGCAGAGACGAACCTTCGATATATTTATTAACGCTTGTGCGTTAGCAGTCATATCCATGTCATTCAGTGAACCTTGTTCGAGTTTATCCCGGGGTACAATCAAATTCCTCCGATCCTCTCTCTGGGAATGAATAAATTTCTCACATCCCTCATGATGTCTCACTAGATGAACAGTGATCCATTGTTTTATATCCTGCCACGTCCATTCGAATTCAACCAACCGAATCGGGCTATGCTCTGCCAGTAGCATTTTCGCTTCCCATGATTTTGAAGGCTCCCTGTCTAAAGGTCGTTTGCCAACCGTTCTTCTCGCTGCATTAAGAGCCCTCCCCCATGAGGTAACCCTTTCCATTCTAATTATTTTACTCACAATCGTATTTATTGAATCTTGTTCTTATCTTTCAACACCATAAAGATACACAATGTTTATCTATTCTCCAACAAAAATCAGGAAAAAGTTCATGTAAAAAGAGGAGGAAAATTCCTCCTCACATGGTCACTCAACATTTAAGACCCAAATATAATTATCGTGCCCAAACTTCATTGTCACCCGTTTCACCCCCTGCGTTTGTTCCAACAAGGATTTTCCACTTGGTGAATAAAACGCTTGGTGAGATAAATACTGTGTGATATCTTTCCCAGTCAACTCATTGTAGCTTTGACCGATACCTTTTGTTGAAAAACTGTCAACGATCCAGAAGCTCAATTCCCCGAAATTTTCAAGGACCATGAGCTGAACTCCTTGATGTTTGACAATACCCAAACAAACTTCCCAGATATTGTTTGCTAATAACTCCGCCATATCAATCCAAATTTGTACCGAGAATCTTCTTTTCATAGAATCGCTTCATCTCAGCATCGTGTTTTCGAACTTTTTTATTTCTCTCCATTATCCATCTCTTCTTATCATCATTGGAGAGTGAATCAAACCGTGCAAGATTAAACCCCGCACCCCCTTCATTTTTCACATTCACCATCTCAACCTCTTGGTTACAATGATCGCAAACAAGACGCTCCTTTGGTGTGAGATGTCCATCCCGAATCACGTAACTAACCGAATTAAAATGAATTTCTTCATTGTACTTGTCGCATTTCTCATTTCGACAATAAAATTTCGTCGCCATATCAAAAGTTTTTACGTTTTAAGTACATCGCGATGAGCAAGCTATCACATTTATTATCATCCATCTTCGTTGATCTTTCAGTCCTTCTAAGATCAACGGTGGGGAATAACTTCTTGCAGGCTTTGATAGAGGTTGCCTTCGTATCAGTTACCTCGGTCTTCCCGGACGATGATTTCTTCTTAATCAAACCCACGCCTTCCCACATAACCTTCTGCCATTCCTTCGGTTGTGGATTAACAATGGTGACACCTTTTGCCGCGACGAGACCGTTCAACACCCCGGTTATATAACCGAAGTTAAACGTACTACCCGCTGACGCACCGAATAACGCATGAACCGATTCGATGCCAACAACAATATCCATGCCCTCAAACCGAGTGAATATACCTTCAATAACACCTCTAACATGCCACAAATCGAATTCCGCTTTCGGATCTTTTTGAATCGGTATGAATTCGATCTCTTCATACGGTGCTAGGATACATATAAAACCCGCTTTTCCGGGATCAATTCCAATATAAACTTTCTCTTTCATTATTCTATCCTACTTATGTCGTTTTCCTTGATAACTTTCAAAACCTTACTTCCAACCGCTTGATTTACAACGTGAGTCGTTATCATCATGGGAAATGAAAATTGATTCAATGATTTCACGAGGGATTTTAAACCCAACGCATCGATTCCTTCCGCTATCTCATCCGTGAACAAAAAATTCAAACCGTTATGTTTGCTTGAATGATTGATCATTTTCTGTTGTGCAAGTATCATCGCGTATTCCAATCTACCTCTCTCACCCCCTGAAAAAGAATTGAACGGCAGGGCCTCATCCCTTATGATTGTCGGTGTGATCTCCTCTTTGATTGTACCATCAGCTTTTCTTTTGAAACCGTCAATACTAACCCGTAAATCGGACCCCATATCTTTCAACATCTCATTACAATTATATTGCATCTCCTTGATGCTGATATTCGCAAGGTACATTCTGAATTCCTTGTATTGAATGAGCCAAACCCTCATATTTTCAATCTCTGACTCAACCGCCTTTAAAAGGTCGTTGATATCTTTTAGCGTCACCTGGGCTTCGTATAAATCCGTCCTTCTTCTCGTTATTTCCTCCTCCCACGAATCACCCGGATCCTTCTCACTCATTTTTTTAATACATTCCTCCCATTTCGTTATCTCGTTCTTACTATCGAGTATACTTTTTTCCTCCAATTTAATACGTCTATTATTGTTTTCAATCATCGATTGATTTTTATCGATGTCTTCTTCAATTTGGATAATATTTTTCCTTAAAGACGATAATTCACGGGAAAAAGATATCTCAATCTCCCTCTCCGATTTTAATAAGTTCGTTGATTCGCGGCTTTCGTCCTCCAATCGCGATAAATCGTTCCTTAACGATTGGATGGATTTTCCAATCTCTTTTTTCAATGAAAGAATTTCCACCTTCTTCGATTCCTCTTCGTCAACATCCGAATCCTCATCAACGAGGAATCTATGGCCGCACTTGGGGCAGGTAATAACACCCGCGAGTTTCTTGTTTATCTCACTAAGTGCCATTTCAATTTCACGTTCAGTGTCAACCGCGTCCTTTACCGCCGAATTCAATTCAATCTCCCTCTCGCGATAACCCTTCAAACCCGCTTCGATATCACTAATTTTTTTGTTTATCAATGAATGTTCATCAACTTTTCGTGAGAGCGAGTCCGTGTATTCCTTTAATTTCTTATTAACTGATACCAGCTCCCTCTTAATATTCTCGTTTTCAGTCGAAAGATGGTTGATCGTATTTTTACTCGATTCGATTGAATTTTCATAATTATCTATCTCATCCCTGTACTTTGATATCGCCTCCTCTTTCGCTTTCTCAAACTTCTCAAGGGAACATTCATTAATCCGTTCCTCGAAAACCGAAATTTTTCCTTGAATAAATGATTTTTTTTCAAGAATACTTGACCTTTCATGTTCTTTCGTTGATATCCCAACTTTGATATCATTATCAATATCATCAAGAAAACCTACGTTACTAAATCGGGCCATCAATTGAAGTTTCTGTGAATTTGATGATGAGAAGAAAGATGCGAAACGCTCTTTGTTCACTATATAATAATTACTCAGATCCTCCTTTGTGATACCGATCCATTCGATAATTCGATTATTCCCATCATTCACTGTCGCGAATTGAATGGGTTCATCATTGATATAGAGTTCAAGCTTGTTCCCCTTTCTCGTCAAAACCCTTTTGATATGGAGAACTTGATCCCTTACCGGGCAATAAATCCATGATTCGATAACCGATTCCTTCTGGCCCCTTCTAATTAAATCGATGTCTCGGACATTCTTTCTAGAAGTATAATCGAGCCAACATTTCTCTATCGCGGATTGAATCGCAGTCTTCCCACTTCCATTACTCTCCTGACCCTCATCGGATCTATTCTCACCAACCAGAAGCACCGGTCCTTCCTCGAAATCATACTCAAGTTCCTTGAACGAAAGAAAATTCGTTAACTTTAATTTTATCGGTTGCATGTTAATCCAATTTTATCTGTTTACGTATTTCCTCCAATAATTCCGGGTTGTCGGATAGTACTGTTTTAACATTCACCTCTCCTTGACCCAGACTCGTTCCATTATAGGAGAACCAACTTCCGTTCTTCTTGATGATACCCTGCTCGATCGATAAATCTAATATTTCTTGCATGATATCGATCCCCTTACCGAAAGCGATTGAAATCTCCGCCTGCTTAAACGGGGGTGCTATTTTGTTTTTCTTAACGGTGACCTTGCTCCGAATAGCGGTGACATCATCACCCTCTTTTTTATTACCCATCCTGCAAATCTCAATACGCTGGGATGCGTAAAATTTCATCGCGTTTCCTCCGGGTGTTGTGTTCGCCGCACCCATAAATCCGATATTACTTCGGTATTGATTTATGAATATAACCAACGTCTTATTCTTCTTTGCCTTCTGCGCTATAAGGGGTAACTCCGCGCTCATCAACCGAGCGACTAATGCGATCACGGCATCACCGACCTCTCCATCTATCCTCGCCTTGGGTACTAACGCGGCGATGGAGTCAAGGATAATTATACCAATATCCGGGCAATCCAACATCCTCCTCATGATGGAAAGGGCCATCTCTGCCGAATCTGCCTGACTTAACACAAACTTTTCCGGGCTCAAATCAACCCCGAGTGCCCTCATATAATCAGGATCCATTGCTTGCTCGGTATCGATATAACCTGCCGAGCGACCCATATCCTGCACTTCCCTGCACGCGTGAATGGCCAAACTGGTCTTACCACTACTTTCATGTCCGAATATTTCAACCAGCCTACCCAGTCCGTAACCACCACCTAGCGCTCTATCTAGAATCAACGAACCCGACGGCACTCTCTCAACATCTATGTAACTACCACATATCGCCTCCTTGCCGAACTCTTTCTCAATTCCAGCAATCATACTTTTTAAATCCATCACTCAACGTATTTTTTCAGGAAATTATATCCCGCGTTAAAATCATATTTTTTCTCGTCACAGAATTTTTTAAACACATCTTTCATACTTGCCCTCGACACCGGATTATTTTCTTCCCCGTTAACGGGAGCAACATCACACTCTATATCCTTTCTCCGTTTCTTCACAATAATACCCTTCTCCGTGAAAATTTCATCGGCAAGTGATTTAAGTTTACTTTCAGATCCGATAAATTCAATTTTCACGTTTGAATTCGATGTGTCTTGCTCTTCAGCGAGCTTAACTAGCTCTGATTTCGATATGTTATCTAGGTCAACCTTGAATGAACGGTATTCCCTGAATCGTGCCTTCTCAAAAATCACCTCGCCGTCATCACATAGCAACCAAAAGCCTTTTCCCGGATCCTCGCCGAAATTATTCTGCCTTATCGAAGATAGGTGATATATTCCCTGTGATACTTCCTGGGCGTTGTGATAATGTCCGAGATAAACCCTCGTGAAGGTTTCTTTCAATAACTTAGGTGTGATCTTGCTTGTGACTTTTGAGCCATCATTATTGACACTCCCCGTTAACGCGGTATGACTCAACAATACCTTGGGTGCCGATGCCGCGATACCGTTCTCGGAGATCTTTCTCCTCAACTTCTCATACCTCTCCAACCATATTTCAGTGTCATAAAACGGTATAACACCCACCGCTAGATCTTGAATTGATATTAATTCCTCGGTTCTGTGAAGGTGAAATGCCGGGTGATGATAAAACGGATCCAAAAAACTACTATCACTTTTATAATCAGTCTTATCATGGTTTCCGGGAATACAACTCAGACCCATGTGATTCTCCCTGATCATGTCAAGTATCGCCGTGAACGCATTCAAAACTTCCTCTCTCTGTGAAATCCTACTATCGAACACATCTCCCAAACAGAGCAATGTCTTGCAATCATGTTGTTGTGCAAGCTTAATCTGCTGATCGATAAGATCTTTCACGATAGCTATATTAGATTGTTGTAGGTGCCAATCCGTTGAGATGACACCTATGACTCTATCCTTATCCATATTTCATATTGATAAAAGAAAGGGTGTTACCCTTTCTTATTTTTTTCGATTAAGAATGTTTCTTAAAGAAGCTTTCACGTCTTTCGGATCGTGAACCTTAACACCTGTATCTTCCTGTTTTACCTCTCTTTTTTCGGTTACCGGCGATGCATTGGGCACTTCATCCATGACTCCGGGTTCATCCCCCTCTATTTCATCAAACGGTAATTCTTCCCCCTCCATCGCGAGTTGATACCACTTAACAAGATCCTCTTTCGATAAATTCGGTAAAGTGTACCCTTCGTCGGAATAATTGGATGCTATATACTCACGAAGCATTTTTTTCATCTTCAGTGGTGTCACTTCATTCGATTCTTCTTTTTTAAATGCCTGCTCGACCTCATCCTCGGCAACTTGTTTCGGTTCCGGAACGATTTCATATAACTTACTTACAAGTTCTTCAAAATCTGGATCACGCAACACGTCGAACTCCGGGTGTTGCGCTTCGAGATTCTTCAACCCCTCTAACGCAAGATTCAAATCACGAGTTGTGTAGCAGTCAACGTATAATTCTTTCAAGGATGGCTGACCTACCAATCTTTCTAATTCCGAATCGGAGATCTTACATTTTTCAAAGAAATCTTCCCATGATTGTCCAACCGTGGGTTTTCCCGCCTCAACATCGTAATAAACTCTTTCCTTTCCGTTCTGCGTTTTAGTTCCCTTCACAATAATCAACGGGAAACCATCGTCAGGTGATGAGAACATATCCAAGGATACTTTATTGCACTCTTCCGCCAATTCGATTGATTTCTTGTGCAATAAATTGAACCAATTTGTTCTCAATTCGAGACGATACAAATCCCTTTTTGCATCCTGCACGTAGCAGACCCAGGTTGATTGAGGAATACACCCAGGTTTCCAATTCTTTCCCGATCCCCCACCCTGTATCGGAAATAAGAATTTCTTCTTATCATTCTCATCCTGAAAATCTTCCGCTTTTTCAAACACCTTTTGGATGTAGAACTCAACGGGATCTTGAAGACCGGATTCCTTAACCGCGTCACAGTGGGTTGTTGCGATGAAAATTTTCTTATTCTTCATCACTTTCCGCCCTGTTTTCTCACCGTTTTCCCATTCGTCATCTAAAACGGGCAACTGCGTTGTACGCATCGCGACGTACGCCGCCGTTTCCGGGTCTGATGATGGTAGCACGCGGAGCCAATTTCGTCCGTCACTGATTGTGTAAAAGGGAGCTCGTCGTCCATCGGTTTGATAAAATGTTTTATTCGTTTCCTTCTGTTTCTGCTCCTCTTTCTGAATAGTCTCAAAACTTGATGCTTTAAATCTACTTCTGTCAAATGCCATAACTTTACGTTTTAAATTGTTTAATTAATCTTTTTACTTAACTCTGATAATCTACTTAAAAATTCGTCCTTCAATAAATGATATTTATTTAACAATGAACTTAAATCACTAGCCGTATCAAATGACACTCTCTCAACTGCGAGAGATATCGCCCTTTCTAAAGTGACACCGTATGCTAAATCTTTTGAATATGATTCCTTGATTTTCTCGCCGCTTCTTATTTCGAACACGTCATATCTACCAAGGGTGCCCGGGCAGGGTTTGATCTCAATATTCTCAATTATTAATGAATCCATGCTATAATCCTTTCTTGATTAAAAATGTGTTTACTTTTGCTTCAACTAATTCGGATAAAAATTCCTCCGGTGATACGGGTCGAACTATCGAACTTAACTTCTTACTTTTATCATTGATCGCCCAGAACCAAGAATCCAAAATATTCAACATTCTCTGATTCTCAATCATATCATCCTTCAACGCCTGAAATTCAGTGTCAGTATAGATAGCTTCATCAACTGATTTCTCCGTTAATTTGATATAATCATCACCGAATTTAAACTTTCCTTGATTTTTATTCGCTTCGATACGGATATCCTTGCGAAAATTCGCCTCGTAAATATCACATTTCAATTTACTCCTATTGTATAGCGCCTCTGCTTCCGCCTTCCAGATCCCCACCTTGTTCAACAATGCTGAAACGGTCACTATCTCGCCGTACAAATTTCCATGATCGATCCTGCACAAAGTGTCAATATCTATTTCATCTTCAGAATCCTCCGATATCAGCACAACAGGCCTATTTCCTATATGAACAACAGTATTCATCTCTTCTTGTTTTCATTTACGTCGTTTAAAGATACCGATTCAAAAATCAAATCACAACAACCAAAATAACCGTTACGTTAGTATCAACACCTCCGTGTTTTCATTCGCGTAAATAGCCATTTGTTGATTTCTCTCGTCCCAGTTTGTTCGACCGTTCATAAACAGGATCGTATCCTTACAGTTTTTCAAAATATTTTCGAACGATTCATATTCATTGGACCAGAAAACAACCGTTCGAAACTGGTAATTCTGCTCAAGCGTGATGATGGCGTAATCACCCTTTCGTCCAGTTTTTATTGCGATTTCATACACATAACCCCCAGCCGTTAAATTATAACTTTTCGTTTCCAAGGGATCGTCCACTATTTCCGAAAAATCTTTGAAAGGATACTCCGAATCACCAATCATCTCCTTGAAATAATCCAAGTATAATTTTGAGTAATTGAAAAACGCCAAACCACACAATTTCTTCTGCCTCAAATTATGCCACCACTCTAGTTTCACCTTATCGGGATTCAACTCAAACACATCTTTTTCCTTATCGATTTTTACCTTATTAACGGTTCTGTATCGTTTTATAAGTTTTATCCTGTCTATAACGTTTGATATTGATTCTAGCTTATCGAAAGCACCACATGAAATCAAATTTTCTATAACACTTTTATTAACGGCACTTCCTTTCTGTGAATGACGGTCTAAAAATTCATCAAAACCAAAGTAGGGGCCGTTCTCGGATCTTTCCTTCATGATCTCCGCTTGTGCCTTCTCGCCGACCTGTTTCACTGATGAGATTGACCACACCAAACTTTTATCAGTGAAATCTGTCTTGATCTTATCCGTCGATTCATTAATATCAGGGGGGATCACCTTGATATTTCCTATTTCATTTATCTCGTGTAGATAAACGGGGAAATCATCATCATCAGCGTAGGAGAACGCAACGGACCAGAAAGCTAACGGATAATTTACCTTTAACCACTGACACGCGTATCCTGTGTTTGCATACGCGACCGCGTGGGATTTATTGAACTGATAATCAGCCATATTCTCAATTTCCTTCCATGTCTCTTCCGCGTATTTTTGATCAACACCGAAATTCTCGATATAATTTTTCAAAAATCTTTCCCTGAAGGGTTGAAGTTTCTCCACGTTCTTCTTACCAATCGCACGGCGTGCGCCATCCGCGTCAACAAGATTAAACCCTCCTAACACTTGGAACATTTTCATTGTCTGCTCCTGCCATATCATGATATACCGGCTACTTTGAAGTATTTCTCCCGCCCCTTTTCTAAATGATACTTCCCTCTCACCCTTTTTACGAAGGATATACTCGTTATGGAAATTTCCCTCCATAACCCCCGGTCGATATAACCCAATACAGTTTACAAGCTCTGTTATGTTATCGGGCTTTAACATCTTACAATATCCGGTTAACCCTTTCGCGCCAAAATGAAATACATCACCATTCCACCCCCTTTGAAAATACGAGTAAACTTTCGGATCATCAAGAGGTAATTCATAGAGGTTGATTTCTTCACCAGTATCATCTTTGATTAATTTCAATATATCACCGAACTTACTTAACTGCAAGATTCCCAGAATATCCTCTTTCAAAAAACCCGCGGTGTCAAGTTCACCACCCTCCCACTCACTGATCAACATATCACCCTGCCGGCGAATCGGATTCCAATGATACATATCCTTTTCATCCGGGTAAATCATCATGGCACATGCGTGAATCGATTTCGCCTTAGGTTGACCCTGTATCAAGCCGACCATCTCGATGATCTCCGGGTTTCTGTTAATGAAATTCGCGACATCTTTTTTCTGACAGGCGATTCTGAATAAATCATCAAAATCCTTCACACCATCTATTTTAGAAGTAAATGAGTTTACCTCTGCGACGGGGACACCTTTCAACCTACATAGATCCTTGACGGCGGCCTTGACTTGAAGAGTCGTGTAGGTTCCCACGGAGCAAACTTGATCGGCACCGTAACGCTCCTCCATGTATCTTTTAACTTCCGGTCTTCTCGCCATCTCGAAATCAGTATCGATGTCCCTTAGTCTGGCAGCGAACCGTGCTTGATTCGCTGCCGCTTTTCTAATTTAATTGATTTAACTATATATTCCATTTCAAATTTTGTTTTATCTGTTTTACAAATCTAGATTTTTCAATAAAAGACATCACCTTTCTCCTTATATCTGCTTCTCTTAAATACACCTCCGTATATAAAGGAACCCATTTCCTTTCGAATAGCTTGCCTTTCTGAAGAAAAGTAAGTAATGTATCATGATTACCACTCGGTGATAATGTTTTTTGTGCGTCATAAGCAGATAGAAATTTATGTACTTCTAAAGTATAAATATTTATCATCACAATCGGTTTCGCATTCGGATTAAGACTCCCTTTCGCAACACCCCGGTCTTTTCGGATTACTGAGATATGATCCTTCATTTCCTGGGACCATTTATTCCCATAATTACCATTTTTCTCACCCACTCGTCTCGGCGGCTTAATACCGCCAATTTTTAAATTTAGTGTTCGTCGATCTCTCACCCACTGATGATCAACTACACGTTTTTCCTGAATCAATGCATCATCTACGGTATTAAAATACAACAAATTCACTCTCTTAAACGCACCAACCCCGTACAATCTCACGCAATTACCTAATGACATTGATAAAGGGTCCTTGTAATCTTTTAAACCGGTGGAGTAATCCGTCCTGATTCCGCCACCAATATAAGAATCTTCCACTGTTTTTGATGAATGAACCCCAACATATACTTTTCCGTTTACCATACAGGTTGTTTTATACAAAATATTATAAAGGTTATTGTCACCCTTAAACGGATTCTTTTGTCCGTTCGAGCATTTTGCTAATATCTCCTGATCCGACACTAACGATTCTATCTCCATCTTTTAAATCTTGAGCTTTTATATCTAATTTTTCTCCCGATCTAAAAATACACACTTTATCATCAAAATCCAACTCTATATCTAAATTATTATCGAATGTGATTTTTACAACGTCCACTTCAACTTGTTGACCGATACGGCCTTTATTCAGGAAACGTTCAAACAGTAAATCATAATCAAACGGATTGATATGAGTCAGGCCCAATAAATAAGCAACGAGGGATCCACAGGCGGATCCACGTCCGAATCCCACAAGTATGCCCTGACGTTTACACCATTGGGTGATATCCCAAAGTATCAAGAAATAATCAACAACATCCCCGTATTTAATTACATCTATCTCAGTTTCAAGTCTATCAAGATACTTCTCTTGTTCATCAACATCACTTATCCCCATGCTATTAAACCCATCCGCGACCAAGGATATAAGCATATCAACTTTTGATCCATCATATTTCTTGAACTCCTCCTCGGTCATTTTATATTTAGGAAGATGACGTTGTGATAGATCGACCTTGAAATTACTACACCTTTCAGCGATATCATTTGTGTTCTCGATCGCGAATCCGATGATATCAAGCATAATATCTTGGTCATTATCAGAGAATAACTCCCTAATCTCCATCAAATATTCTTCGTTACATTTGAAGTATTGATTTTTTGAAAAATCATTACTTATACCCGCGGATGAATTCAGTGCTTTTTTCAGATAAAAATATTCTTGGTCCAAATAATACGCGTCACAGATATTTGTGGGCAACATGGAACTTGAGAAATATTCCTGAAGATTCAAAAGATATACCCTATCTCTTTCATTTGAATCAAACTTAACTGAATCAAGTTGATAGTATGTGTTCATCAATTCTTTCGGCACATCCTTAAATTGCAGGCTCTTCGGATCAATCACGATAATTAATCCCTCTCTCAATGACAGAAACTTTCCTTCATCGATCCTCACATTATTATCAACGTTAATTTCCTTGTTGATAGAAAGAAGGTTCATCCACCCTGTTTCATCCACGACGTAAACTTTCACATCGTACAGAAGGTCTTTCTTTTGATTGAACACGGTAACGGTTTCACCGATCACCGGTTTCAAACCGTGTTTCTGGCATTCCAACTGAAATTTAAGCACACCCGCAAGTGTGTTTTTCTCACAGATACCCAAAATACTCACACCGAAAAAATTCGCTTTTCGACACCAATCTCCATAATCTCCGGTTCCGTTCAATAATTCAAACGGACCTCTCACTCCCAGAAATGATTCGGTCGGTAAATCACTATCAACCTTACCGATATATTTCAAGAGTTTCAACTTCACTTTCGATTCATTACCCTTTCTCAAAGTGTAATACAGACGGCCGAACTTATAGATGTAATTATTCGCAGTGATGGGTGTTCCTATGTAATTAAACCCTCGATCAAACAGAAGTCCGTCGACATTGGGCCCTGATAATTCATATGTATCACCATCCATTGTGATAATACCCAGGTCGGAAATATCATATATAAATCCATTGCGATCGAGATACGATAACAGTTCTTTCATATTTTAAATATAATGGGAACCCTTTTACGGGGCCCCGTAAATTCAAATTTATATCTCGCCCTGGCTGGAATCACAACTCGATGCCTCAATTGCCTTAACACACTTGTAAATATACACGTTGCTTTTTCCAAGAATTGTTGCTATTTCAGCTTTTTTCTTTCCCTCAGAAAGAAGTTGTTTGATTTGAGGTAATAGTGGGTTACTGAGAGAGATCACACCGTTTCTCTTCCCGGTCACTGACTGTTTCTTCGCCTTCTTCTCAGCCGGTTTTTCATCCACACTTTTATCCGTTTCAACTGTGTGCTTCCTGAAATCATCCGGGTTGAAATTTTCACGGAATGAAAGGATCGCATCCAACTCACTCTCTTCAAGATCCTTCATATCGCGATCATCAACAATCGCGTCAACCCTGGCGTATAAATCGCATGCGCCAAACGCCGCCAGTTGATCGTAAAATTCGGTTGCCTGATCGCACTTGCTCTTTACATCCTGACCCAGTTGATCCGCAACCGAATTCTTTCGAGCCTCATATTCTTCCAATGTCTCAATTAATTTTAAATTAGACATTGTGATATAATTTTTAATTCCACGAATTGATGCTTCTTTACGAAGTTCCTCACGGGTCATTTCACTAAACTTTTTCATAATCTCTTGTTTTTAAGTTGTTACTGTTTCAATGTCTAAAGATACACAATGTTTATCTATTTACCAACGAATCCAGCAAAAAATCGGTACTTTTCAATATTAAATTTTATGTCATTCCATTGAGATTGTTGTACATCGATACCCACCATCTTATGAAGCATCACGGGAATTTTTTCTTCAAGTCCGCTATCCGTATATCTTACACCGTGTAAACCATGAATAACTGGATTAGATGTATCGATACTTCTGATAAAATGATACTTATCCTCGTTATATTGGCAAACTTCTTGCGGTAATACTGTGCCCAGTAAATGCAACGGCTTTTCACAATCCATAACACCGTGTTGGATGAGTTGGTCAATGAACATTTTTCTTCCCCTGCAATATGCCTTCGATGTATTCTCATCAGCCGCGAGACTTAAATAAATGGGTAAGTTGAAAGGTAGCGCAACCATATCGCAACACTCGACCATGCATTTATAGCATTCGACAAGTTCATTCCAACTTATCCCCTGAACAACACCGATTGAATAGCTGTACGGTATTTTCTCCCACGTTCTCGCTATTCTCATCGTTTCTTTCGCATTTCTCAAAACATCGGGCAAAACGTAATAGGTTGGTTTCAATGCCTTAACCCATGAACGAAATCTATCTGCATCAAACGCTAGCCCCAATTCAAACACGGAATTATCAAGGATAACTTCGCGTCCCTTATTAACGAGCGCGTCAATGAAGAATTCGAAATAATCGCCACCTATATCGGGATCCTCAAACAAGTGAACAAGTGCGTAATCATAATCAGTCATCGATTGAACCTTATTCATAATCGATAACGGTGCTTCATGCGCTATCTTAATCATTGTGTTGATATTTTATAGGATCTGTCATCCCGTTTAATTCAAACGCCTCTTTTCTTTCCATGCAGGTACCGCATTTTCCACATGATCTACCTTCAGAATCAGGATTGTAGCATGAATGCGTGTTATATAGTACTTTGTTAATCTCATAATCGTTAAATCCGATCATAACCATGGATTTCACACCCTCATTGAGAACACCGGCCTTATCCATGTAATTAAACGGTGCTTCATAACTTACCCTTTCACTACCCCAATTTGAAATTTTAAACGCATGTTCACATGCCACCCGCGATGCCTCGGTGCAATCAGGATAAATTGCATGATCGCCGCTGTGCAAACCCAAAAACACGTTTACGCTATCCTGTGTTTTATTTGCCCACGATAAAGCCTTTCCGTAGATGATTGAAGAAAAAATCACATTTCTATTTTCAATCACGGTCGATTTCATATTTTCATCCGCGTAATGACCTTCAGGGATCGCCTCACCACCAATATGAAGCGATGAATTACTATCGCTGAAGCAATCACTCAGGTCAATAATCTGGTGACTTACCTTAAAGCCCTTATCCTGTAACATTGAGATATTTAACCGAACTTTTTCTAATTCGATGAAATGTTTTTGTCCGTATTGGAAGGAATACGCTCTTATCTCGTAATCATGAGCAAGTAAATACATGAGCAAGCACGTACTATCCAATCCGCCCGATAAACTTAAAATCGCCTTTTTCATTTTATAATCCGTAATTAAATTCCATAATATCCAATACCTGGGAAACTCTTTCGTCAATACTTCCGCTCACATAGTGTATCCCTCGTGGTGCGAAGTCTTGTAACATACGCGCGTTTTTCTCAAATAAACGATCGATTTCCTTTTGAAATACTTCATCAGTTGACCGAACGCCGTCGTCCACGATTTTAAACTCTGGCCTCAGTATAATATGATGACTGTAAAGGGGCTCTATATGAAATAGAAGTTGGGTGACCGTGTCAACCATTTCATCCCAGAGAGGCTTGTCCTCGCTCGATGACCTATCTCGGTTATACTCCGTGTAACACAGAACATCTAATAGACATCTATCAGAAATAATATGATCATGCGGTAACATCGCTGACTCGATAATTTCTTTCACATACGAGGTTGCAATCCAAAGTTGATCATAAATACCCGCCTCTTTATTAATCTTTATACCACGATCATTGCCTTTCCTTGAAGGAGATCCCATAAAGAGAGATCCTTCCAAACATCTCTCCTTTTTCAACGCCTCGATTAGCGTCGTCTTACCCGTGCATTGCGCACCTGAAATTGATACAATCATAACTCCATGCTTAATTATCAGTTCGTTTTTCAACACTATAAAGATACACAAAGTGTATCGAATTATCAACAAAAACAGAGATTATTTTCTCTGTTTGTCATTTTGATATTGGCCGTTATAGAGGTCTTCCTCGTTCACATCCGTGCAATCATAACAGTAGAACTGGGCCACGCGGGCGTTCTTCTCGATCGTGATTGTGTGAAACACTTCCATGAACGTACCCATCGAATCAGTGTGAAAACCCGCGTCGAAAATCGATGAATAAATCCAAGCACCGCACCGGGCAACTGAACTTCGCTGTACTATCCGACCCATTTTGTTTTTGGGTATGTTACAACCTTCAATGAAATCAACCATGTAATACCCCGGAGGTAGATGCCAAACTTCGTTTCCATTTATATCAGGAAAACATCGAACTTCTTCGTATGAGGGTAACATTGTTTTGCCCTCGCGGGGTATGAATCCATGACCTTTCACAACACTTACCTTTCTCAACCGAATATCACATCCGTGCTGGGTTAGATTCTCTTCTAAATGATTAACGATAACACCTTCTCCGTGTAATTCCTTTCCGTTTAACATAATCTCTAATTTATTAAAATTTAACTATTCAATTATTTTATCATTCTGTTTTTCATACAAGAACTCTCTCGCTCTCGCGTCAGCGAACGCGTACAAAACTATATCTCGACTCAGATAATGATACGGTATCCTGCCAGATAGATCGGGGCCGGCACTCTCATACGCATCTTGCCCCGGTACGAGGGTTCCCCCTGCCACTTTCTTCAAAAAATTATTACGTGCCTTCTCAATATTGATGGCGTACCTGAAAATAGAGAAATCGACCGAATCCGGCATGACAAACCGGGTTGTTTCAACGTTTGAACATCCCAGAAGATGAACGTATTTCCCTTTATCGCGAGCGTACTTCATCATCTTTCCCAGTTCATCCCTGTACACATGCCATTCCCTACCCTGAGCCAGACCTCCTATCGAAAGGATGGGGTAGAGGGGTGAGTCACAGAGATCCTTCCAGTATTGAAAACCCTGATGCATTTTAAATACCGGTGCGGGATAATATCCCGTTATTTCTTTGATCTCATCTCTCAGGTAATTTTTGGGTGACAATAAATCATCATCCTTTCTAAAATATTCATTATCAAGTTCAAAGCACATTTTAAACCGATACGTTTTGAGAAACCGAAGAAACTTTTTCTTCATTTTCTCACATTCATTCCAAAAATCGGGGTTGTTTTCACCTAATTTCTTCTGTTTTTTGAATAATGTGAAACCGCCAGAATCTAACCATATCCGATCGCCTCCAACAACGGTTTGAATAAATTTAATATACCCGGCGGTCATATCGACGGTTGAAATCAGGTAATCGTTATCATGTGCAAGCAAAAGTTTTTCCAAGACTTTATCGGACCTACAACTACACACCAGACCACCACCCAATCCCATCACAAGCCTTTTTTTAGGTTTCTCAAACATATCAATCAATACCCGCTATTAATTTATCAAGTTCATCTTTGTTATCCTGAAGAGTTGTGATACCGATTTCTTTCATCGCATCCTTGTTACCCGATTTTTCAACAAGACGTTGAAGTCCCGTGTAATTCCATGAGGAATACTCACCAACTTTATTATCAGCGACCAAAAAACCAACCTTTTCCTCGTCAGTTAAACCACTAACGACTAAAACATCAAACTCTTCAACACCAAGTAGCTGTAACGCTTTGAATCTCGTGTTTCCCGCAAGTATCGTTCCTTCTTCATCAACAACAATAGGATTGATATATCCGTATTCTTGGATGCTTTTTGCAACAATTTTCGCGGATTTCGAATTTTTTCGAGGATTCAATGGGTGGCAGTGTATGTCACGCACGCTCACCCATTTAATTTCCTTCCGTATTTTCTTTATCGCCGACATATTTTATTTTCTCCCGAGTTTATAAATCTGTATCGCTCTTAAAAACTCATCTCGGCTATTCATCTCATTTGTTAAAAACGCCCCCGAACAATAGTGGGTTGTCATCGTACTATTATCTTCCGCGCCCCGCATGCTCACGCACATATGTTCCGCCTCAATATAAACTGCGATGCCCAGTACCGTATCGCCGAATACGTTAACCAAATAATCATGAATCTGCCGGGTTAATTGCTCCTGTAACTGGGGTCGTTTGGCAAACCAGTGAACTATTCTGTTTAGTTTCGAAAGACCGATAACTTGACCGTTTTCTTTGCTAATATACGCCAAACTACAGAAGCCTGTGAACGGAAGTAAATGATGTGAACATAATGAATTCACTTCGATCCCATGTTCAATTACCATACCTGAGTATCCTGAACTTGGGAACACCGCCAGTTTCGGGGGTGCGGAATACGCACCTGACGTGATTTCATTGACAAACATTTTCGCAACCCTGTACGGTGTTTTTATCATGTTAGGGTCATTCTTCCAATCATACCCCAGGGCCTCCAAGAACTTACCGTACGCCTCGGTGGCCCTTGCCAACATCTCGTTTCTATCATCATCGGAAAGAACGACGTTCCCTCCTGCCATTATTTTTTTCATATTTCGTGTTTTATCTCGTTTTTAACTAAGCATCTCTCTTATCTCCGAAGATTATTATATGTAAGCGGTCAGAGTAGAAGTAGCCCAAATCTATACATCTCTGTGCCAACCATTTTCTTTTCTCTGCCAGTTTCTCCTCGGTATCTCCCTCCGGCATCAGATAGACTATTACAGGCCAGAAGGGGTCCAGTTTAGATACCTCCTTCTTAATTTTCCGAACTTGTCTCTCGACTTCCTTTATATCATCCTCCGAGGATACCACGTATTTCAACTGGGAAAATTTCGATTCCATGATCCACGACACTATAGCGGGGATGTTCTCCCTCGTTTTCGCGTGTTTCTCCGCGAATTCGCCCGAACTCGGAACGGAACTCTTCAATTTAGGTGAGATCGATACGACGTCTACGTATGTATCCCCGTCCAGTACATCGCTTCTCGGGATGGTTCCGTTCGTTTCCATGCTTATGCTTAACCCATGAGCCCGACCTATCGCGATCAACGATTTCAACAATTCGGGATGAAGGGTCGGTTCTCCCCCGGTGATAAGCATGCATTTTATCTGAGGGTTCATGATTATGATATCGACGACATCGTTCAATGAATATTTACCCTTTTCCGGGTTCCACGAGCTGTAGGCCGTGTCGCATATACTCCCTTTAAAAGTGCATCTCAAGTTGCACCCGGATGTTCTTATAAGAATATGGGGAACCCCTACCTTCATACCTTCTCCTTGTATGCAGGTATGCAAATCAATAATCGGTTGAATTTCTGAATAATCCATTTTTAACATAAATAAGCGTTATACAATTCTATAAACTCAGCGAGATCCAGTTCTGAGAATCTCCGTTCTTTCGCAATCTCTTTAACAAGGTCAAGTTGATTTTCATAAAGCTCGTCCGCCATCTCACCATACCCGCCCACCCTTAAATCAATCACAGGTAATGAAAGTTCAAATGCCAGACTTTCATCAAACCCATAGTGATCAACGAGATCATTTAATTCCTTTTTCGTTATCATAATTTCACCTGTAGTTCAACCTTTGGGTTCACGAATTTAATCCCCCGAAAAAGTTTATGATAAATCTCAGTTTTTGCCAACGAAGGGCTAACTTCTATTTCTTCGGGATACATTTCCAAGTATCTATCATAATCATTTCGATCTGATTCGGCGTAACCAGTGTCCGTTTCATGAACTCTCACTGATTGCACAACCACGTTACCCTCGCCATTGTTAAATTCTGTTTTTTCTAATATCGATTCAAAGCAAGCGAAAAACATGGATGAAAGTAATTCGGCGGAGGGATTACAGGGTAAAATTATCCACCTATCATTCATAGCCTGTATGAAATTTTTATAAACCTCGTTATCTTTCGCCCATAATAAATGAGTGTGATCGAATAGATCAACTACCTCCTTAAAATTACTAAGAAGACCGAAATCAACGACCATCCCTGCGTTATCCAAACGATCCGAGGTCAAAAATAGCTCAACCTTATAGCTGTGGCCGTGAATTGAATGTGAACATCTGTCCGATGTGCAATTTCTCACAATATGACTTCCCTCAAACTTAAACAATTTTCTAATTATCATACTATCAATATTTTTAAATCAACACCATAAAGATACACAATGTTTATCAAATAAACAAATCTTCAACCAACAATTCTACGTCTATATAGCGTAATGGTATACTTTCCCCTTTCGGTGTTATGATGATTATTTTCTCCCAATTGGGATTGTTCTCCTTCACAACACACACTTCACCCTGATACCCTACCTTTCTCCCTGATTTAAATGCGTAAAATCTATCATATATCACCGGACTGTTTTTTAAAGGGTCATATTTCAAACTCGGCATCCCGTACGGCTGAAGGAACACATCCTTCAACATGCGATGGTATTCTTGACTATCCTTGAAAATACTACGTAATTGATATTGATGCGAGATTTTCATTATCTTAGCCTTTTTCTTCTCGCAAATATCATTGCACATTTTAATAAAACAAGGTTCCTCGTACACCAAGGCCCTGAATAAATATGAGAAATATTCCAACTCCAATTGTTCAAAATATTCCCTTACCGTTAATTTTCCGTTCTGAGGTATCATATATCGTTTTATCTAGGTTATTTAAATAAAAATTCAAAGGATCCTGCATATCGATCAGAACTCGTTGTAAATATTGCATCGTCATATTTCCGGGATCAACATCCTTATCCTTTATCCGACAAACTTTCACATTGAAAAATTTACTCAAATGAAGCGCTGTTTCCTTGCTTTCCCTTAAAGCGTCCTCATCGTACATTAAGATCACCGTTTTGACGTTCGTTTTTCTTAATTGATTCAATTGACCCGGACTTATCTTCTTGCCAAATGTGAAGCAACATGCGATTTCTTGGTTAAATCCCAGGTTAATCAGATAATCAACGTTCACCTTATCAAACAAACCCTCAACCAATATCACCGTTTCCGTTTCCGGCCCGATAAAATTACACCCACCCAGAATATGAGAAAAACCATCCTGACTGTTCATGTATCGTAGAACCATTTTGCCAATACCTTCCTTGAATAACGTTCTATTATTATCATGCCACGTTTTATTGTATCGTGACCTTGCCAGCCACGCGACAACCCTATCTCCTTCCTTAATCTTGAAGATAATGTAATTATGCTTAGCTAACGTCTCCTCCAAAACTGATTTAGTATATGATGGTTCAAATTCTTCATAATGCTCTTTTAAAAAATGCCTACTCTCCAGATACGGATCGTTGACCAAAGGTTTCAACCCAATGGGGAGTCTTGTATTTGATTGAACATTCTCTTCAATATCATCCTCTTCTTTGATTAAAGGTGTTAATTTAGTATTTTTTTTCGACATTTGGTAATCATTTCTTATCAAATCTTTTCGGTCCATTTTGATAAGATAATTACGAATACTTGTTTTCGTTCCGCATTTAAAACAATGGAATACTGCCGAATGTCCATCGTCCGTGAAAATTAATGCATTCTTCCCATCTTTCCCACAAAACGGGCACGGTTCTTTCGAACTTAACCAACCTTTTTGGCCGAAGGGCTTGAGGTTTAATTCGGCGATTATCTCATCCTTATCAATAATCATCACACAACCCTCCCTTTCTGTTCGTTTGAATTAGATCTTGTTCGTTTTCTCCCACCATGTGTGTGTGTAATTTTTAAATCATAGAATTCCTCCAGGGTTCTCTTTCTATCATAGAACCGTCCGGCGTTATAATTCGTTGCCACTTTAAAAACAGGATCGATATTTTCATAATCACGGACCTTATCCTTGAAAATCCTACAAGTTTTATGTTTCACCTCCTCCAATGTTTGATTAATAGAAAATACCCAACTAAAAGGTTGAACAACAGTTCTATCACCTTCCGCGTAGCTTCGATCTATAACTTTTTCTTCGTCATTCCAAACTTCAAAAGGAACATCGCCCGTCTGAATCGCGGTTACACAAGACATACTGAATTCCTCACACATATTTTTCAATCTTTTTCCACACTCCTGAAACTTATATTTTGGTCGGGGGTCATTATCAAAACTCGGTATACCTGTTCTTATCAGGTTAAATGAATCTATGATTAAAATCCTAGGAAACTTACCCACTAATTTCTTATATTCGAGGCATATCGTCCTCACATCAAGAATGGTCGCATCACCAAATTTCTTGAAACTGTAAATTTTAATATCATTCGCATAGGATTCTATATCCTTCAATGTCTTATGTAAATCATCAAGCTCATCCTGGGTGAAATTATCCTCCTTCAAATCGGTATACGTCTTAAAGGTCCACATCTGGGAATATTTCATATGTATTTTCTCTTTCGCCTCCTCACATTGGATATGAAGAACGTCTGCCCCGGTAAGCGCGGATGTTAACCCCCTCCATCGTAACACTGTTGACTTTCCCACCCCGGATCTGGCCAACCATAACTCAGTGTCGCCCACATCAATTCCCCCGTATTTATCATCAAGTGCGTCTATTCCGAATGCAACAGGAGGTTGCTGTTCCGTTTTTTCGGCCCAATCTTTCCGGCATTTATCAAAATCGCTAAACACCCCTAAAAACATCTCCGACTGAGCCCTTAATGAAAATTCCAAAATCCTCGTACTTTCTTCCTTGCTTAACCTCATCGCCTCTTCTTTTTTTCCTTCACCATAAAGATCAACGATGGCCTTGTTAAGGAGAAGAAATTCACTGTCACGAATATAGCTTTCAAGTTGATTTAAAAGGACTTCGTCATCAACAATTTGAGATTCCTTTATCTGATCAACCGCGAGTTGAACAGACTCTATGTCACTATATTTTTGAGAGATAACCCCCAGTGAAGGTATTTTATCATATTGGTGAAACTGTTCTTTCGCATCCTTCAAAATAAATTTATACCCCACTTCCTCTTTAGGAATAAATTTAAAATCAAGGTGTCTGTCAACAATAAACATCATTTCCTTGCTTAGAAACATTTTCCGAAACAGTTCACCTAAAAAATTTGCGTTTATTTTTTCCATATCAATCCAAATCAACAAAATCAATCATTGCCTGTACGTTGTTTTCCCTCAAATCTTGTATTGCCATGAACGATGACATGCATATATCATCATGTCCACAAACTGATTCAAGAGTCCCTTTCTTTGAGTTAAACGCGATTGAATTAAATTCACCAAACATCGTATCAACCAACTTTCGTGTGTTTTCATCTCCGTAAGGCACCCTCAAACGTGCACTTTCAAAAAACGCTGATAGTGAGGGTAGACCTGATTTCAGATCTTTTTTATTCCCTTCAGTTGTGATAAATTCCTCGACATTAACCAACCCCCTCTCCTTCGCCATACCCGCAAGAATTCTTTGAAATCCATTCGATTCACACACGGATTTGTTCGGTTTATATCTCGCGTTAAATTCAATAAGTTTATTCACTTGAAGATCATGACTCGCACCCTGTTCTCTAAATATATTTATAAGATATATCAATCCGTGCGCATCCATACCCCATACAGTGTATACTGTATAATCGGCACCCACATTACCCGATATCGCAAAATCACACCCCACGACAACCCTGACTAACTTTATGGGGTAACTTTCTATATCATTTGCGAAACTGATATGTTCCATCCCACGTATCGATCTTTTCAGAAATTCATACGGGAAAATCGTTGACGTGTCCGCGATCGGCACAACTAGATATTCTCGGTTGAAAACTAACGTTCCAAGTGATTTCCGTTCCTCCGTTAACCTTTTAAACGTAAGACGATCAGGTGCTAACAGTTGACCATTTGGGAAAACCGCCGGGTATTCAAATACCTTGAATCGGCCATCTTTTTTTAAATCCCCGTAAATATCCGTTGCCGAATATGGTGTGTTATGTGATATTATCCCATTCGAAATAAACCGATGAGAAATTGGGATTTTGAAATCAACGGTGTAAGACTCACTCTCAATTATCGATTTTATCGGTGCGAAATGATACTTCAAATTCATATTACTCAAAATAATCTGAACATCAGGATCATTTTGAGGTAAAGATAAAATCCATTTTTTTATCGGTCCGTTCATTCTTTTAAAAGAATGAACTTTCGTATAAAAATCCCCCGATCTCATACCGTAAAATTTCATCTTATCATTACCCAACGGATATTTTGATCGAATCTTTCTTAATATCACCGATTGAAACGGTATTCCTTTATCAATGCAAGAGGATTCTCTCCTAGTTTCTCGCGGAACCTTCCCTTTTCCTGAATAAGTGAACCCGATTTTCTCCATGAATAGTTTCACGCTCGAATTTTTGCTTATAACCAAATTATATCCTGTTCTATTTGATTTAACCAATTCAGTTGATTGGCATTTTTTCTTTTCAATACGTGAATCGATCCCCATGTTAAGAAGAAGTATTTGAATCTGCTGGATTAAACGAAAGCTCGTTGAAAAATAACTTACATTTATTCCTTTATCTGAACGATGTCTGTGATAGCAACACCCATCGCCATCAAAACACCCTCGAAGAAACCATATAACATCCTCCTCGGACGCACTCATGATTTTATCAGGAATTGTCTTGGTATGCGAATACATCCCCTTTCGATACCCTAAACTCAACCACATGGAGATTTTCTCCTTACTATTAAAAAACATCCCTATGTGATTTTTCTTAGGGTGATACCCTCTCTCATTAATCAGAAAATTTCTTATGCCGGGATTCTTTTTTGTTATTATAACCCTATTTCCATAACCGCTTAAATCCAACGTACCGTCCGCTATACAAAGTCCAATTTCATAAAGCTCCTCCCCTTCTATACCAAGAGAACGACCCCAAATATTTGACCCCATCTTAAACGCGACAAAATCTCCTTCATACAAATCTTTCGCGTTAACCCATTCGAATAAGCCCGTTTCCGAATTACATCTAAGTAAAGGATGAATGAAACTTGTTTCAATCTCCAATCCGTTTGAAAGGGTTATGATTTTTGTGGGGGTTTTTCCGTTTACGTAATAGTCTGTCGCGTTAACAAATCCCTCACCATCATGAATGTTCATATCAAGAGGGAAAAACCCCTTCTCTCTTTCAATATTAACAGGAGATAATTTGCCAATTTCAGTTAAACCGTTTTCGGTAAACACGTACGTATCTGGTCTCACACAACCGAGTACACATAAATAGCCGAACGGTTCCACGATCGGAGTGATTGACCCGTAAAAAACTTCGTGAAGCTTCTCCCTTTGCTCTTGTGAATACAACGAACTTTCATCAGGCAGGTCGTCGCATACGACGGCACCAACGTGAAGACCTCGAATCATGGAATCTTTCGATCTCAAATGGAGGATTGAATCTGTTTCAGTCGTGATTGATGTCGCGGCTAGTTTCGCCTTTCCATTTGGGTTTAATTTCTCCCTGATTATATCATTCTGATCTATTTCGGAGATGATCATCGCGATGTGCTTCTTACCGAGCGTTTCGTTGTTCGTGATCATACACGTTTCCTTACGATTCTTGTTATCAATACTATCCCTAAGAAACGTGGTTGGCCGGTCATAAGAATATAACCTCCATAAAATGAAAGCAAAACACCCCTCATAACTTTTCCCGGATGAGCGGCTTGCTAGAATGCAGTTATACAAATATAACTGGAATAAGTTACCCCATTCAAGGTTTCTCCATCCCTGTCGAAACGTTGGAAGACAAACAGTTTTAAAATAATTATAACTCTGCTTACGTAGCGAGAGGTCCATGCTCTTCTCCACGTTGGCGAGATATTCCAGTTTTTCCATGTCAAGAGTTCTATCCATGTGGGTAACGATGCATGTTTGTTCTCTCATCACGGATAGAAGCCGATCCAAATCATTTTCATAACCTGAAAGTAACTCTTGGATCGCCTTCGGTGGTAAACTCGATATTATCTCCCTGACGTAGTTATCTATATAGCTTTCTTGTACGGGAGATAATAACATCATGATGGTATCTGAAATTTAAATTGTTCCCTGAAAGATCCCTCACCGTTTGATTGGGATGCTACACCTTCTCCTCTCAATTTTTTGATATACGTGATAAAAAGCTGTGCGTTCGATCTTGTATCATAAATCGCCCTGTGAGCTCCCACCAAGGCTATATCGTTATTACTACAACATGTCGCAAGCTTATAATCCTGCTGTTCAAGAGATGAGTAATAAGCTAATTTCTGCGTGTCCTCAACCCATTTCACATATTTCCACACATCATCACCGTAATATTTGAATAATTCGATCGTGAAAGGGTGGTCAAACCCCGTGAAATTATGTCCACATACAATCGCTCCCTGACGCGGATTCTTATATTTCACATACAAATCTTTTATCTCCTTGTAAATGATTTTCGGATCTTTTCCTTGTTCGTCCAACATATCAAGTGTGAGACCGTTCACCTCCAGCGCTTTAGGTGCGTAGACAAGACCATCTTTGTAATGAGGCTTAAATAACGATTGGTACTCTTCAATCACCTCCAACTTTTCCATATCAACGACAACGCATGCCACCTCGCATAACGCTATATCAATGAACGGTTGATGGTCTTTATCGGGTAATCCCCCGGTCTCATAATCTTGAACGATTACATATTTTACACTACTTTTCGCCATTTTCTTTCAATAAATTATACGTTTTTATTCTTGGATCTTTTTTTGAGATCACCTTTTCAATCTTATTTCCTCCCAAATACTTAGGTAGGCGACCCCTGTTGCAATACGCTTTCACATCGTGAATAGTGAATTCCTTCGCTACACCCGACCCTTCCGTGGAAACGGGGGTTTTCATTTTATTCTCATTTAACCAATCTCTCAATGTTGAAAGAGTAACTCCCTCCAAAACAAACTTATTATCCATTCTTTCTTCTTACTATTAAATCAAAATCATCATCACGGTCGTGTTCATCCGTATACGATAATACGGTGTTGTAAATTAACGGTCGACTCGTGACGTCTAAACTCCCTCCGTTCAACAATATGGCCGGATTCCCATTTTCATCCTCGGTTTTCTCCCACGAGAAAATCTCAGATACCTTGATGCAGGTATAATTAAAATCTCTAAACAAAAGAGCCGTCCCTTTAGTTGACACCGAAACCCCACCCACTAATTTTTTAGTGGGTATATTTAACGATAACCTCGTTAATTTCTCTTCAATATCCTTATCACTCACTGTCTTGTACTTCCTAAAAACATGGAAAACTTCTTCTTTTCCACATTTTTTAAGAATTTCCAGCAATAACATGATTATTCTGATATCACTATTGGATATCGGATTGATATATCGATCACCGAACATTTCGCGGTGGAGATCCGTCATATTCTTGATAACTTCCTCATTCATGATGTAAAAATACGATTTTAAATTCAATAAACAAAGTTTATTCCTTTTTTCTTTTTAAAAAAGCCTCACGTGATCTGAAATCATGGGTGTAATGACAATCAATGCACCATAACTTGATATTATCCTCGTTCAATCTTTCCTCCGTGTGAGCACCCTTACCCTTCACATGTGCAAAAAATTGTACTCGAGGTTCTTCTCCTAGATAACAACCACAATGTTCGCAATAATGAGGCCTCAATTTCCATATTTTAAGAAACAAATCCTTCTCACCCGTTGCTTTACGGGGTTTTCGTTTTATGGGGGCGGGTTTCAACCGTCCGGGTGTGAATGATGATGGTGCGCTCACGCGGCCTAATCTCTCCCTGTTACAATAATCGCATAACCCGTACTTCTTATTCACTATATAGGTCTCCCTCCCGCATTTATGACAAACACCTCTACTCTTTAGCATATATTTCGTTCCAATTACAAGTTATGGTTGACAATCCCTCACCAATCATTCCACCAAAAGTAATTTCAATCTGATTTAATATATACTCCTCCATGTTAACAACAATGTTTTTTATATTTACAATTCTTACAAAACGGGTTTGCCTCATCGTAAAGAACGCCCCCGAAATCCAAACAATTCAAATATCCCCGTGATGTGTTCCAATACATTTTACGCTGTTTGTTTTTATAATCCTCCGACAGCTTCAACGAATAACTTTCTCTAAGAGGGTTTTTTATCGTTTTGGACTCCTTGTATTGCTGGAGGTAATATATTTGCTCCTCCGTCCTTTCATTATAGCGTAAATACATTTTTTCACTATAAATCCAATTCAATTCGATGTGGCGTCGTGTTAGGAGGCCCTCATAGCACCAAAAAGCATACACGGAATAATTCCATATAAAACTATCTCCGCTACTAACTGGTATCAACCTCGTGAACTTCGCGAGCATCCTTAGATTTCGTGAAGTTCTAGGTAAACGATATTCGGGTTGTAGGTACTTTCTTTGGTATAAATACTCAAAAACACGAATTATCTTATATACAGGAACCATCACCTATTTTTTGAACCGACCTAATTCGGCTCTCAGAGATTCAATGTTCGTACAAGGATCGTTAGATTCAAGACCCCCCACTTTCAAATAGGCCTCGTATGCTTCAGGAAAATTATCCTTCAATGAATTTTCTGTTGTTATCCCTGATAGTGCGCAATCGATCTGATTTTTTAGACTAGAAATCTTATGGGTTAACCGAGCCCATGTTAAAACAAGCTCGAACACTTTGTTTAAAACAGCCTCATCTTTCGCTATAAGACTGATGATATTTGCCTTTGATTTTCTCTCAAAATCATACCTATATGGTATATCAGAAAAGTCAATCGATTCGACATACATCCCCTCGATTTTTTTACGTTCAGGTAATCTCGACCAATCACCTTTAATATTGAAAAAATCACGAGGACCGTGCCACTCAGAATCTTTCGAAATTAAACCGGGATATTTTTCATGAAACTTAATCACCTCGTCGGGAGCTTTACCTTGTATAAAAGACGAAATCTCATCTTTTATGTTTTTACGAATTTCATTCACTTCTTTCCGAGTCGGTTCAAGAAGTTTGTTCCTAATAGCCTCTCTCTCGGCCTTATTTAATCTTTTCACTGCCATAATTAATTGGTATTAATATTACTTTAACAGGATAAAGATACACAATGTTTATCTATTTGCCAACAATAAAAGGAGGAATTTTCCTCCTTTTATATCTTTAATTCCACTCAACATTTAATTGCCAACTCTCATCGGTTTCTTTCTTCACACTCTCAAACCAATACAATTTATTCTCCATCGGTTTTGCCACATCCCTATAATCTTTCATCACATTATCGGTATCTATCTGCCTGCACACCCATATACCGATAGATCCATTGGGAGGTATCGCCCCTATATTAAGTTTATTCTCGGAATCAGTCGTTTGAAAATCTCCGACAAAAGGTTTTGAATAGATATCCGGGATTCTTTCCATGACGGGTCTCCCCTCCTTATCAACATTCATGGCAACGGGAGCGATCAGGAGAGTTCCTTGATTTAATTCACCCGCTGTTGTCATATATAATGTCACATCCGTCGCCTCCTGATCCGAATCATTAACGAGGACGAGGGCCCGGTATTCAGTTTTAGCTTTCGATGCCCCGTACACGGAGATCTCACCAAATAAATTATCAAACTCATCATTTCTCACGGTTAACTCTGATATATAACCGCCGATCGATCCACTCGGTCTATTAGGCCCTTGACCCGAATTCAAACTCGTTGTATAACACAATTTCATTTTTCTTCTCTTAAATGGTCCAATACTTACGTAACGTATCCTGATCACTAACCGTGATCACTCCGTTATTATTAACAACTTTTGCTAAAAGGAATTCGATATCCTGAACATACGCCGGAGGCCCGCTATTAACCGATTCAGTCAATAACTTCGATGCGTTATATCTATCATATGAATACAACCCCTCTTTCTGCTCGTCCGAGAAATTAGTACCGATGGGTAATGTACCGAGAACAACCATTTTTAGATTCTGCTCGGCAACCAAACTATTATATGAATTAATAATCGCGGAAGTTCCGTTCACGACATCAACAACTTCGTATATGCCGTTATTCAAAGGATCTGACCCGTCTTCTTTCTCAAACTTAATACTGATCGGCGCCTGACTTCCCTGCCCTCTTAGAACGTTTAAGAAATCAGTGTTTAGCCCGTTCAAATTTCCATTCACATCGACCGATACGTACCCATCCTCCCAGTGAACGATATCATACGCTAGAAAGACATAATAAGGTATCCCGTTGTTGGGAACTTCTAGATATCGTATTTCGGGTACTGTGATTAACTGTTTGTTCTTCGTAACGATATACCCGGGGGCTATTTTAATCGTGCCGGGATTCGAATCAGCCGTCACTCTTAGCTCTGTTGAGCTCGATCCCCCAGTTGATGATACTATTCCCCATGATTTCGTTATCCCCATCAACAGGGTCTTGCAGAAACCCAGTTCGGAGAGAAACTCCTGACTTTTTTGTAGCTCCTCCTTTGAAAGAAACGTTCTTCTGTTATAATTTAATTTACTCATATATCCTTTTGTTTTAATCAACTAAAATCAAATTCCAACCTTTTGCTAGCACCAAATCACGAGAAGGCCCACCCTCTTTTAAATAAAGATCACTGTTTGAATAATAATACTTACCATCAGTTGTTGAATTTAAGTAACGTAAAAATCCGTTGTAATTACTCAAAAGTTCGGATGCGACACGAGCGTTCTCGGCATGAATTTCTTTATATGAAGGTGTCTCCGATGAGACTACCATGGTGTCGGCTGAACATCCTGCAAAATTCAGGTATGTTATCCTCGTTGAAGTGAAAACTTCTATCCGCTCCAACTGTTTACAATTCTCAACAGACATCCATCTTAAATTAGCACAGTATTTTACTGTACCACCGACAGATTTTTGAACCTCCGTTCGAACCGCAGTTGAACCGCTAATATCAATCACTTCAAGCCCCTCCATATGATAAAGAGGAACCCAACCTTCATACGCGTCTTGTGGTGAGAATTGCGTTAAATTTCTCAAATACAACTCTTTCAGTTTACTTGATTGCAATAACGCGTAATAAACTTGCGCACCCGGAAGATTCACAGAATCGGATAAATCAAGATACTCCAACGAAGTGGGAACCGCGATAAGCAGGGTTTTCAATGAGTTATTCTTACTCAGATCTAATTTGACAAGATTCCGTGTTACAATCCCGAACGCGGGTATTGATGTGTTCGATGATAGCCAAGTTTGAACGTTCATTATCGAATTCCACCAACCGAGTCCATCAATGGTCATATCGGGGTTATTATTTAGGTTGACATTCAATAAATTCGAATTATTCGTCAGATCAATGAATTTCAACTGATTATTGCTCGCGTTAAAATCCTCTAGCTTATTACCCGCTGCCAACGCTTTTCCAAATGTTATCGAAGGTTGACCTGATGATTGATTTTTCCCCAATTGATTGTACGAGCAATTGAATTTTCTCACATAATCAATAGTAGATAAATCCAACGTTGTTAATTCGTTGTATGAACAATTAACAACTTCAAGTTTAGGAAAGCGAAGTGCACCAACGTTTTTATAGTAATTGATCAACCGCTGAACATCACTATCGGAAAAGTATCTATCAGTTATGATAACATCCTGCGCTCTTCCTTTAAACAACTTCCACCCTGATTGATATCCCCGGCCGAATGATATATGCTCGGTTCCGGTAAATCCAAGTAATCCATCATACGATAACGTGTCGCCTCCGGGTGTTGTTGATGCCGTGTATTTAACACCGTCAACATATATCTCGGTTAACCATGGGCCACCATTCCACTTAAATCTGAACATGACATGTTGCCATCGATTAGGAGTTAGCTGGATCGCTTGACAGGTTTGACGCCCCGATCTCGTATAAAGGTCGACCGTTAATTTATTTTGGAACGTATTTTGCCCCCATCCAATCGCCCATCCAAATTGTCCTGTATTTAACCCGAAAAACACACCACCACATAACCCCTGATAAGAAGTGACATCAGTTGGATAAATCATGAAACTACCCGAAACTTCTGACGTTACATTCGAACTCATTGTTAAAGGTAACTCAGCGTAAGTGCTTCCCATTTGGAGAGCGGATCTACCTTCTTCGTAACCTTCGACATAGCGCGGTTGCCCGACAATTGATGAAAATTCGAGTAAACTCTTATTCATTTTATTCATGTTTCCGTTAAGCAGATACGCTATGTGGATCGGGGTGGTCATTGAATTAACCACATCCTCGACATTCTCCGCCGTTGAACCACCCTCCGGCGTGAATGTTAGATTGGTGAGATTGTTATTATCGCAATTCAATGTCGTTAAATTCACCGTGTTCGTTAGATTCAATGTAGTCAGTAGGTTTTCACTGATATTTAATACCTGCAATGACTCACCTATTGCGTTTGGATCAAACGAGGTCAATAAGTTCTGATTCAGGTTCAAATTCACGATATTTTTACATCCCGTATAATTAAATGTGTGAATTTGATTGTTATATAGATAAACGAATTTCAACGCGTTATCCGTCGATATATTAACCGTCTCCAAGGCATTATTATACCCGTTTAAGGTTTCAAGTACAGGGTTGTTCGAAACATCCAGTGTTTCCATCAACGCATTATTCGTCGCGGTTGCCGTTTTTAAAACAGGGCAATCATGTAACTCGACAAATTTAAGCTGAGGTTTATTACTGATGGTAAACTGGGTGAAGTTATTATAACTAGCATCAACATTGACAAGATTATTACTTGTCACAATACTTGCAGCCGAACTATCCGTCAGTAAATTGTGTGAACAGTTCAATCCCCGTACGCCGGGGTGGGAACTGAGGTTAAGTGATGTTAATTGATTATTATCAACATCAATATTCTTCAACTCAGTGTTATTCGTTAATGTTATCGATGTCAATTGATTGTTGGATAAACTCAAATTCGCAAGTTTCGTACAATACGGGGCTGAGAACGTTGTTAATCTATTGTTATCCATCGATAGAGTTGCGAGGTTGCTGTTTGTACTCAAATCGATCATGGTTGAAATCGATGTATTATCAGTTCTTAAACTCTGTAATTTACCGTCATTCAGAACATTCACGCTCGTCAAAATCGAGTTATCACCACAATCAGCTGTCAATAAACTACCGCACCCGGATATATCAACTGAGGGTAATTTCGAGTTATTCGTCACATTTGCCACCGTCATCGCCGGACACTTACTCGCTGTCAACGTCGTTAGAAGATCCATCCCCGTGACTGTTAACGAGGTCATCACGGGCATATCGGCTATTAATAGAGTGGTAAGTTTCGGGTAACCCGCCCCCGTGAAATTACCCGTGGAGAGGTTATTCTTTCCTATATTCAAATCGACTAAGATGTTCGATGATGGGATTGTGAACGTGGTTAATTTATTATTATATACCGTGATCAATTTCAGACTCGTTGCGTTACCCAAGTTCAAAGATGTCATTTGATTATTATCGGCATTCATGTTGATAAGCGCAACATTCGCGGCAACGTTAAGAGAAGTCAACTTGTTATCGTTCAAAAGTAAGTTTTTTAACGATACGAGGTTACTCAAATCAAGCGACGAAAAGTTATTTCTCCCCAAATCCAAGTAATTCACATTCGGATTCGCGGTTAGGGATAGATTGGATAATTTATTATTCTTCAATGAAATCGATGTTACCTTTGTTAACGATGATATATCTATCTGGGTTAACAAATTATTATCCATGTTAAGAACATCGATATTCGGCATATTAGTAAAACTGACCGATATAATTTCGTTATCGGGTACGTTCAATGTCGTTATATCCCCGTCATTGATCACGATAACGTGTTGGGCCTGATTATCAGTATACCGATGTGTTAGAACGTCGGTTGTCGTCACACCATCCCCCCAATCAACAACCAACTTCCCATCATACTGAGTTCCCTCGAAAGAAAACGCACGTTTTGACGTGACAAAATTCATCAACGATTTTTTGAACACGACGTTTGCGACTATGTTTTTGCTCATCGAAACCAGATATTGATTCGAAACTGGCTTCATCTCCCCGTCTATCTCTACTGAATCTATCTGATACCCGACACTGGGTGTGATTCTGATGGTCGCGATATCCCCGGCTCTGTACGTCCCGGCACCCACAACAACACCTCCGGCTGTTGGAACCCAGTTAACTGTAAGAACGAAGAACATAATATCAACACCCGTTAAATAAGTTGGTAGCAGAACATTGTTCTTGTAACTTAAAAGGTATTGCTCCGTGAAGTTCTTAATATATGATTCCTCCCTCCCGGAATTATTATAAAAGTATGTTGCAATCGGTAGTATCGAACTCAAGTATCCCCGCTCGATCGATAATTGTAGCGGTTTTACCTTGATATCTCGTATTAGAAGTGCCTTATCGCCGCTCTGATATGTTTGTGTTATAACGGGCGTGAAATATCGCATATCCTTGTGGGATAACAAGGGTGTCCCGTTTAGGAAGTTAAGTCTCACATTCGGGTTCGGATATTCATCCGCTCTTAATATAACCGCACGGAACCAATATTCAACACCGATCTGATTTATCACCCGTGGTGTATCCTTGTCGTAAAATGAATTCTGAGGCTGCCCGGTCTGAGCGTTGGAAAAATCCAAGGGTGAGAGATTTTTATCGTAACCCTTCACACCGAAATTCAAATGATCGGGCGCGGTTACCTCACCGGAAATGGCGATGACCCTGAAATAAATCTCATAGGGTATGGAAGGCGAGATCTTCAACAATTTTTCTTTATCAACAGGTGCTTCAATACCGTTCGTCCCCGCGGATGTTGCCAACCTCAACCATTCATAGAGTCCGTGTTGAAAAACATCAACTGAACCAACGACAGGATACTTCGATATATCCTTAATCGATTCAGTGTATTCATACGCTTTCATCGCGTTAACGATCTGCTCCGTTCCGATCCACATGGGCGAGGAGAAATCACAACACCAACCCAGATCCTGTCTCACTAAGTTAAAAAACATGAATTCCTCGTCCGGGTTATAATTAATCAGTCTCAAAAATTCCCCATTCACCGCCCCTTCCGTGTCTATAATATTACGAGTTCCCCTTTTTCGAAATTCATCTATGTAATGCGAGAAGAGATAATTTCTCTGTAATTGGGTTTCCTCCCCGGAAAGCGCCAACCCCCTCCCTTCCAGAAATAGATTGAACAGAATGTTGTTTCCCGGTATATCCTCAAACTGTCGTGCCATGTAAACGATCAGGGCGAAAAAATGAGTTATCGATAACCAATAATCGATAAAATCCTTGCTATTCTCCGTGTAATCTCTTTGCACGTATTTAGGAAGTATTCCTAATTCATATAATTTTTCGAGCACGTTAAACGCCCAGCCCAGAACATTGATATCATTAACATCGAAAAATTGCTTGAAATCTGTTTTCGAATATATCGTATCATCACCTTGACGAACCTCACCTTCAAGCTGAACCCAGTTAAAGTAGAGTTCTCCGTTCTGCCCTTCGTGTTCATATGTATATTCGAATAAAAATGATTCCTTTTCTTTGATCGGAACGTTCTGTAAGTTCGCGGCCGTCAGATTTTGCCAATCACTCCAATTCGTCCCTATATCTTTTGAATAGCGGAACTTCTTCTGATAATACATATCGGTCGTTTCGCCGGATGTGTTATCTATGAAACCGTATAACAAAACTAAACCCAAAACGGGTACATTGGTGCTGATATGAAGCACATCGCCATTCTCCGTTGTTTTATTCTCAATGATCATAAATACCTTCGTTTATTCCGTAAAGATAAAAAAAATAATCCTTTAAACAAAGGATTATTCATCTTGTGTATCTATCTTGTTAATAAACAGAATTAACCTGTTTTCGTTACGATAAACTTTTGGGTGACTCCCTGAAATGTAAATTCAAAGACTATATCGCCTTTCGGGAAAACACCATTATTAACCGGTAGATACGCCCCACTGCCATCGAGATTATTCTTGATCGTCTTCATCGACCCGGTTATATTATACGGGATTGTAATTCCACTGACGGTCACGGTCGCCTTGAGTGAGTACCCACCCAGCGACCCCTCAACGCCAACATCAGGAGACATCGACCGACTAAAATACAAACCATTTATTGCACTCGTTATGATTTTATTCGTTTCCGACGCTGCGGTCATATTAGGCTTGATATTATCTTCCGTGGTACCCGTTCCACCCGTACAAACGAAAGGCTTCGTTGCTCCCCATGAATCGATAGAAGGTGATTTCGATGTACTCGGCAACATATTACCCTTATACACCCGGTATAAAAGATTCAGTTCCACGGGTGTGAGTGCCCGTGAAAAGTAGGCATATTCTTGAAGATACCCTTGCCACCAATCTAAGGGAGGTACCGTCGTGCGGAACGCCCGGCCCAACCAGATATTACCATCCCATGTATAATCCCGGCCATCATATCGAACCGGACCACCTAGAGGGTATTGATCCGGCGTCATCAGCCCGTATTTCTCCCCGTTCAGGTAAAATTCAATGGTGTTAGATGATACATCGAGGATCATTATCAGATGATTCCACCCGTTCACGATCCAATTATCAACATCCGTTTTGCACACTTGATTTGATGAACCGTTATAAATTTGGAACCTCATCGGCGTGGATGACGGGTCTCCGTTCGCGACATCCAAACCGAGAGCGTATCCCAGGCCGGAAGTTCCCGGGCCGTCCAAAACACCACCCATGATACCATCATACGTGGTACTTGACGAGCCCATACTGAACGCACAGATTGATATGGTGAACGCATTCGTACCCTTCACCACCGCCGGTAATCGAATGGCCGCACCCCCACCGATTAAATCAAGGCAAGTCGCCCCGTTGAAACCGGCGGTATAATATTCTATGTTCCCTATCGTTGCACCGGGATCATTACCGTTCCCGGAATAATCGGTTATATCTCCTCCCAGAGGTAAATAGGTGGAAGGTTTCAGGTTAAGTATCGTGTTAATACCGGCAACCGGCCACAACTTCACACCCTCGAACCACACTTCTTTCAGGTTCCTACCTTCAAAGGCCCCCGCCTTCAGATCTCCCAGTGTTCCCAGTGTTATTCCCATAATCCTATCCGAAAACTAAATATAAAACACCACTTGCCTGTGTTGCCGGTAACGCGTCAACCGGCTGAATATCCGTGACCTTCTTGGTTGAAGTCGATTTCACGAAATTCTGAGAATTAACCCAACTCTGTGTAGCGTAACCATTTAATGCAGAACTAGTAATAAATCCACTATCATTAGTTATATGACTAGTTTTAGTAGGAATATTAACTGTTGCTGCAGCACCATTAGGATCAAATGTTTTAGCAGCAAATGTTCCAGCTTGGAATGTTAGATTATATATAGTTTGATGTGATGTTAAATATGTAGCTCCTTTAGTAACAGTTAATGTATGACCACTAGCTGATATTGCAGTTACAGCATTACCAGAACCACTATTAGATATAGAGATACTTGGTATAGATGGTATTTGATCTGTAGTGGCTATAGTCTTACCAAATAATTTACCTGTTCCTGCTTTACCAGAAGTCCAATCTAACTGTAAAGCTTCAGATCCAGACATACCAATTATAAAAGAATGTCCAGTATCTAGTAATTCCATACTAAGCAATCTTTCTGCTGCAACTGCTGTATTTATAGCTGCACCAGATCTTCTGGCTAATAATAAAGGAGTTTGACCAGAATCATTAGGTACTTGAACACTTAATGCTCCAGCTCCTCCATCCCAGGAATTTCCAGCTCCTCCAACTACATCAATTACAGCATTATTTCTTCTGCTGTTCATGGTCAGAGCACCTGTCATAGTTCCTCCAGACAAAGGTAAATATCCAGAAACAGTAGGAATATCTGTAATTAAAGCTAATCTAGTACTGCCAGAAGTTGTACCAACTCTAGCATATCCATCATTATCTATAAATAAATATTTGTTAGAATTATAATTATATATATAAGCACCTAGATCATCCTTGAATCCTATTGCAGCTTGTTGTTCTCCATTTCTCAGAACTCTTATAAAGGTTTCACTTCCACCAGAAAAATCTATTCCTAAAACTCTAGAGCTACTTCCAGTTAATATTCCACCTGTTAATGGAAGATAATTATTTAAATCTGTTACAGTTGCTAATTTTCTTAAACTATTAATATTTGCTCCATAATAAGCACCATCTGATTTTACAGCCAATGTTTCTCCTGTAACATTCTGAAGAAAAGAACCCAAACTCTCATAGAAACCAACAGTTCCTTTATCAACACCTTCCCTGCTAAAATCAATAGATGATTGACTTACATGAGTTGAGTTTATGATTAATGGATTTGATTTGGAAGAAGATATTGTTCCTCCACTTAGAGGAAGATAATTACCTAGATTAGATGTAGTAGCTAATTTAATCCAACTTCCAAATGATGCCCATTTAGTTCTATAATAAAGTTCAGTTCGACTAGAACTTGCCCATAATTGAATACCTTCATCATCTCCTTGAACACTAAATAATAACCCATTAGGTGTTGGAGTTTCAGCAGCATTATGTATTTCAGAATAAAATATTTGATTAGCTGGTAAAGTAGAAGGATTACTACTAGATTGTGTTTGTATTATATTAACATCTTTATTTGTTAATAACCTATTCCACTCTCCATATGTTGTCTCATTATAAGCCATATGCCTATAATAAAGACCCTTTTTACTAGCTTCTGCACCACCTGGGAACCATAATTGATTTGCCCAATGAGCATTTCTTGAATTTACTTGTAATACAGTTCCATAATTAGTAGGACCTCCTGCACTAGATGCATCATAAGCATCTAATACTTGTAAATACCCATTATGATTTCTATTTGGAGTTAAATCATTTGTCCAAGTGTTATTACTGAACATTATTCTGTTAGTACAAACATTTGCAAAATAACCATATTGAAAAGACCATCCACTAGTTCCACAAGCTCCACTTCCCTCACTTGATAAAGAAGCTCCATAATTAGGTATTATTCCACTTGACCCTGCTTTAATATAAGAAAAATTAGTTCCATTAACATCTTTAAAATATGGATAACCAGAAGAATCTAAAGTATACCTCACTGGATTAGATAGGTTATATTTATCCCAGATTTCATAATAAGTTCCATTATGTGTAATAGCCCACTTATCTCCTGCATATCCAAATACTCCTAACTGAGAGGCTTGTGAATCTATAGCTTGTATAATACAATGATTGTCAGCATCAGTAGACTGTAATCTCAATTTAACATCTACTGATTGTTTTATTGTCACTTGTCCAGTTAAGGTGCCTCCAATAAGTGGCAAGTAATTATTTAAATCAGTTGTGCTTGCTGGAGTTGGTAGGTTATAAGTATCCCATAATAAATAAGAAGATCCATTTCTGTCATGTATTAAATCAGAAGCTGTACTAGATATATATGTTGGAAAATTTACAGTACCAACATACATTCTTGTTGAGTTATTAGCATTCCAAGTTCTTAATACTACATAAGCAGCAGTTCCAGCTACATCATTACATGCTATTCCATTTCCTATAGGGAATCTAATACTACCCTTCATTGTACCACCGGCAAGGGGGAGGTAATTGGTTAGTTTATTATTGAAATCATCACTTAACGTTTTCAACGCATCCGTGACAGCTTTCTGGGACATGACCTTATCCGTCGCCGCACCCGATACTTGAAGAACTGATGCTTTGTCAAACTTCAAATTAAGGGCATCAGTCGTTGCCTTCTGAGACATCGGATCAATTGTTGATTCCCCGGTTCCTTGCTGACTCACCAACCGATTGATGATATCATTATAATTATGTTTATGTGCCGGTGTGAGCGGAGTGAGTGGTGAGGGATCTCCCGGAACGATTGATCCATTTGATAGAGCCTGTAACCATGAATATTGCCCCGGCAACATAACCCCGGCTAATTGATCTGTCGCACCCTGAATTGTTGTCTCTTTTCCGGCAGAGCTGTGAATCGTCACCTCCGTCTCTGAATATGACGTGGTTAAGTTAACCGTGATATTTATCTTTCCCAGGGATTCCCAGGACCGGGTAACCTCATCCCAGACGATCTTCTCAGAATCCTCGAATGTCTTTCCGCTATACGGATCCGTTACCGTTCCTCCGGCGGGCGAAGTGATGATAACATACATATCACCCGATTCCAACGTTGATGGATTGGGAAAATCCGCGCTCACCCGGATCACCCCCTTGAAATCAAGAGGATTACCCACAGCACTTTTAACGAAATCCTTTACGGTTATCTTGTAATTGACGTTGTTCGAATTAATCAACATGTAATCACCATCATCCGCTAGTTGCCGGGGTGGTAATGTAACCAGCCACCCGTCGACATACGCTCGAACCCATTTGTGGGTAGCAATTTCCGACCATGCTGACCCATCATAAGCGCGAAACACAAACGGAACAACCGTGTTATCCAACCATATCAGGTTGGTATTGCGGGGAGCGGAACTCCCTATATATATGGCCGCGACCTGTCCTAAATTTCTAATCATTCACTGTTTGAATTAATTGTCCATCTAACTTATCTATCTTGTATTGATCGGGGTTATTCGATTCAACAATCAAATCACCGTTTCCATCAACATAAAATGTATCCTCGACACCTCCCTTAACTCTCATCACCAAATCACCGATACCGATCTTCTCGCCCTCCATTGTCCTGTCAAACTGAGATATGAAAAAGAATAAAAATTCTCCCGTCCCATCCTTGTCATAATAGGTTAATATCTCAATATAAGGTCTGTATATATTGAAGACGGTCGATGTATTCAGTTTCTTAGTCTCCGGCATAATCACTGGGATAAAATATCGGTGACAGTACTCCGTTTGAATCAAATATTGGATCACCTTTTAAATCTCTCATCACAAACCCCCTAATACGAGGAAGCTCATTTATGGGAACAAGCTCGTCGGCAGAAGGATAAAATGTTGAATCTTGGACATACTTAACACCCTCCGTATCCTTCACTATACCTAATAAATCATCCCACTCTACCTTCGATCCCGGTACCCAGTATCTAAAATCGAGATACTTTGTCATCGCGATTTGAATATTCCGACGTACATCATCGGGATCATAGTTATCTGCTATCTCAACCCTGAAATCAACACCCCGGCTTCCACCCACACTATACCATTTCACATTCGTAAGAACTATCTCAACTGTATCGCCATATTTATTTCTATCACTTAGCGGGAAATATGGTGCAGCTTGTTCTAGTAAATTTGCCAACTCAGTATCGGTAAACTCAACGCCATTCTGAGTCGAAAGTGCTAATTGTAATTTCGCATTCTCATTTACACCGAAATTAAAAAACATCAGCACTCTATCGTCTATATTTTGGAAAACTTGTGTGAAATATTCCCTTGTACCGATTGATAATATATTCAAATTATTTCTAATCCGAATCCTGAATGTTTCATCATCTTCTGAATCTCTCCCTCCCACCGCGTAATATTCGTTTGAACACGCCTTATGACCGACAGGTTCGGGAACTACATTCGTAATCGTATTAGGGGCTACATTCGTCTGAGATCCTGTTCCAGCGCTCCTCACTTTCACATACGTATAGCCGTTATCACCCACTGTTGCATCAAACTCGGTCATAAAACGAACACCGTTTATATTCACGAATTCCGTTTTACCGGCTTCGTAAAAAGTTCCCTGTTCGGCGATAACCTTAACATAGGTCGAAGATCCCAGCGCACCCTTTCGCGGACTAACACCGAATAGCTGGGCCGCGACATCGAGATCACTCCCGGAAGCTGTATCCGGGAATATGCGTGCCGCCACGATCGCGACGTCCTTTAAACACTTCTGCCCGACTTTCGCAACACCGAAAGCCGTGGCATTCACAACCGAGTTGTCGCTGATATCCGATACTTTATTGGTTTTATTCAAGAACAACTCGATGAATAAACTTTTCAGAAGGGATATTGTATGTTTAACGCCTATTATCATACGTTTATATTTGTAATAAAACTATCACTGTTAACCGTCCTTACCTTTATCTTCATGATTATATAATCATCTTCACGAGTTAAAGATAATAAATTTACTTCTATAAACCGATCGTCTTTCGCGAACATCGTCGATAAATTTCTGAATAGCGTGGGGTACTGTATCGCTGAAACATTGGTTCCCACGAATTCATTCGATATACCATCTTCTGGAAATTCAGGAATATCTCCCTTGAGAGTATTCATTATCGTGTCTATAGTTTGATTTATCGCATCCTTGTATTCAACTATCGCTAAATCATTATCCTTGAAATAAAAACGCTTATCGATATCTTTTCCGAGAATTCTTTCGCCCACCAAACTATCAACGACGGTCTGTATCCCAAAATTAGCCGTGCTACTTAAACTGATCTTAAATATCGGCCCGCCATTTCTAGGTGAATATTTTTCCTCTATAATGAAATTATCAATCGCTATATTTTCCCAGTCATTCTGCGGATCATTACTACCCACACTTGATGCGACTTGTTCAAAATTTTCGAAATCCGCTAACGCTCTTTCAAGGTAAAATTTCCCGTCATACCTTCCCACTCTCGAACTTCTCATCCATTTACTGGTATTATTGATCGTGAGTAATTGACCCCAAGTATCTTCGAACGTATCTAAAAGATCCCACATATCAGTGGTCTTCATCTGCCCTGAAAAATTATAAAACGCGGCATCTATCTTTTCCGCTCTAAAAAGAAGATCGTCAAGTACTTTGAAACTATTGGCCGGCAGATTTCCACCTTCATAATACGATAAAATGGATGGATATCCTTGATTGATAAAATCAACGACATCCTGAAAAAATTGAGCTATATCAATTCTCGTTATATTGTAATATTTTTCCGCACTCGTTATTTCCATCACGGTAAAGTATCAGTTGCCCACTTTTGAATTAATGAACCCAATTGATTCGAAAGAACATTAACACCTTTTTGAATGATCCCTGTTTGCAGTGAATTCTTCAATGAACCCTCATAGGCTTTCTTTGATAGCACCAGACTCAAAGGCGCTATGGCTGTTAATGTCAAATTATAATTCCATAACGTATTTGAATTATCAGCATCAGTATTTAGCGTCAATCCGTTACTGGGAACCGTGACAAGGTAGCTCTCACCTAAAGCCATGTTATAAAAATACAGCCGGAAGGGTAATCCCTGATCATCTATCCCGTTTGATTTCGCTATAATCGCACGGAGTAAATTCATGGCACCGAAACCACTCTTCACACCAACATCAAAATTGGGATAATTAACTATCAAACTTTTCGATTTCGCCTGATATAAGTCATAAACACCCCTCGACGTGGAATATGCAACCGCGCTTCCAGTAGGACCTTTCGTTGAAAGTATCAATTTAAAAAACCTTCCAAAATTACCCTTTATAGTAATCTGTTGAGGTACGAACGCTGTGCTACTTAACACCGTAATCCCAGTATTCGATTGCTTTATATTCGTTCTTTTAGGTTCTGTTTTCTGAATTGATGCGGGTAAGACCGGGAATGAAAAATAATCTATCGTCCTACCCGATCCATCCGTTAATTCGAGTGCCACCATGTAATACTCAAAGTCATGAGGTGATAAGCTGCTCAAAGCCGCCTGCCCTATTGACCTAACAAGGTTCGTATACTGTCTATTAACTGAATCTATTGACATGATTTCACTCTATTTTACAGTTAAAATTACGCAAAATATTTCAATCCGTAAAGGATATCTCAGAATTTAATTTACTTAAATCGGGGGCTTGTATACCGGCGACCGCGTTAACACCTGCTGTGAATGCTGTTCCACCGCCACCCCCTGGGCTCCCTTGTGCTGCCGGTGTGACTGCCGCGGAACCAGTTGACCAAGCCCGTTTCAAAGTATCTATATTCGAATTTATCTTTTCCAAAATACCCTTCAACGTATCACCTAAAGGGATCGGTTCACTACCTCCCTTAACTTTCATTTTTATTGAAGGATCAATTATTATATTCTCCTTATCGATAAAAATTTTTGACGTATCACCGCTTTCGGGATCAACGACTTCAATATTAACATCCATCGATGACGTGACATTCGTTGATGTGGGTGTTAACAACGCGGTCGTCGTTTTCTCATTTTCAACATCAATCACGGTCGCTTCAATCTGCTTGAAAGATTTCACGGAAACATTCCCATTCACAACTTCCATTTTATCACCGTTCGTGTTGAGTTCAATCCCGGACCCCTCGTCACCGTTAACAACAACTTTCAATTTCCGAGGACCTATTCCATCAACATTCACAAGTAAGGTTTGGTCGTTAAGTGATGCTTGTATTAGAAATGATCCGTTATCATCCTGAAAGATTTTTCGATAATTACCCTCCTTGAATGTCACACCACTATTCGTACTTGGAATTGTCGCTATCACTAACGGCTTTTCACCGAATTCAGGTTTAACCAAAATAATCGGGGTACCTAGCTCATTCTCTGACTCAGGGATTTTTAAGTATTGATAAACCTGTTCGGTGACCAAGCAATTATGTATAACCGCATTGTTTCGATCTATCATGACTGAAACTCTGAGATTTTTATCACAGGTATCAATAAAATCATCTCTTTCAACGCCGGCGGGTAATATCACGTACCCGATCTCAATCGAATACCCTCCGTTAAGAACAGGAATTCCTGTCACTCCTTTATTAAATTTCATTGCCATGTTATAAATATCTTCTTTTTAGCATGTACTCAAAAACATCCTCGTTTATATTGAAATCAGATTTTATCATTGATGACGAATTAAACGCGTTTCCCGTTCTCCGATTCTCCAATATCGATTTACGTAATTCTTCAGTGTTCACAATATTAAAATACGAGTATCGAACAGGAACTGTTTTGTTTTGATCGATCACTGTCGTCCTTGCCCTTTCAAATCCCAAACCAACTGTGTTTGTTCGCGGATTCCGGGCCATCCTCACTTCACCAGTATCAACACCCTTAATCAAATCCCATCTCATACCTCTTTCGACCTGAATCGTTGTTACCCTGTCAATATTTGAACCTATCGTGAGGCTATTATCAACACCGGTAACGTAATACAATTCATCCGTTGCGTCAAGTCTGATAAATGTCCCGACCTTTATCCTTCTGTCACCATTAATCTGAATGGTTCCCTTTCTTGTGAAGGGTAAATACACGAATGATTCGATCAAAAACAGAAGATCATTTAATATCGCCTGTGATATGAAATCAATATCGCCTATCTGCTCCTGCCCTTTTAACGCCCCCGTGTACAAATAGATGTCTGATATTTGAAGACGTTTATTCCCGAACACTTCCGCCATCTGCGGTAAGAAAACAACCGGGATGTTTGCGGCCGTTGTTTTGCCCTCCTCGCCGGTCGATGTGTCTGATGGTGTTACCTGATACCACGCGTATGATGTTGTATCGTACCCAAGAGTTAGATTTAACAAATCCTTGTTTTCTATTGTAATATAGTTCGCCGAATCATTTATAACGCTTCTAATTGACTCGCCTGTAAAAGGTGGTTGTCTGACGGTAAAATTAAACATATCAATCCATGTATCACCGAATATTTCAACGAATGGTGGTTGACATATCCTGTTAAATAATTCGAGAAGGGTCCCGTCCGCACCACCCAGATCCCCGGATAAAACACGGTCATTGATGTGTTCATCAAAAAAGAACTTTATAATTGACCAAACACCCTTTAAATTTCGATTTTCATCATCTATTCCCTCAACCTTGTTCAATTTACTCAATCGCTCCCCATAACTACTAAAAACATTGCTTGATATTATCCCAAGATTTGATAATCTATTCACGACAAATCCCAGGTATTCTTTTATACTTTTCAAGCTGTAATTGAGAAAATATTGCTCAAATTGACCCGTTAGGATGTTTCTCTTAAACACCCCGGAATTCTCATCACCCATCCACATGAAACGATTATCGCTCGCTGACATAAATCGATATGAATAAAAATAAGACCCATCTTCCGACAAAAGTTTCATGAAATCACGTCCCTTGATTGAGATCGATTTGTCAGTGTATAAGAAATTCGTCGTTACATCAACGGAATCAATCAACCCCATCATATCCCAAACGCGGTACCATGACGGGTTCTCATCTGGATCAGCAATCGGGTTAGCGAGGGTACTTAATTTCAGTACCTGACCGCTTTCATATCCAACATCATCTTTCTCAACTTGTAGCCTTTCAAATCTTATAAAAACAAGATCATTATACTGTATGTATTTCTCAAAATAATCAGCAATCAATTCATCTCGATTCCCCGTGAAATTAAACGCATTAACAGAACCTTTCTGATTAACCGCAGTTGGATATTCAACATCAAACTCCAAACTTTTAGCGGGATTGAGTGTTATCGAAAACGCTCCCATTGCCATGTTCTTCGATGTGTTACATGCCACAACGAGAGGTGATACATCTATCAACTCATCTAATACTTTACTATAAATCCACACACGGACGTTTAAATTCACAACCTGCGCGTCAATCGATACTCTGTCGATGTGCGATATAAGCGATTCAAGTTTATAATAGCCGTCACTACTTTGTAGTATTTTCTGGTACTCATTGAAATACGCGTTGAAATTATCCTGTTTCAGATATTGATTCTTCCCGTAAATCAATTGTTTTTCAACCATCGTTTTATTCAAAGGAACCCGTACGAAAATCCCCGCTTTTATCATGGTAGGATCAGCGCCGCTCATCCACTTCAACTGTTCCTCTGGAGTGTAAGTTTTCACGATTTTCTGTCGATTTGTTAGATTCGATGACCCTGTGAAATCAAGAAAATCCTTTACGGTTAAGGGCGCACCTCCAGTTAAACCGTTATCATCATTGAATTTTGATACAAAAGTACCAACTTCTATATCCTCGCCTATTGTTATAACCACACTTTTCATACTGCCATTATTTTGAGAATATATATGGATTATCAAGATTCGCCCTTGTCACCCCCATAAGCGCCTTTGTGACAACATTATCCGCTTTCTCTATCACCTCGTCAATTTTTCTCACTTGATCCTCTCTCGCCTCAATCTCCGTTTGCATTGCAGAAACAATCGATTGACCTATTTCTTTTGCAACGTTGATCAAAAAATCTTCTCCATATTGCTTATACGCATTAAATTTTTCATCAGGCGATGTCAGATTGCGGGCTCTCTCTTCATAACCACCACCCCCTGTTGTTCTTATCCTATCAAGCCCCCCTTCCAAATCACCTGAAATATATGCCCTATATAGAGCTTCCGTGTCTGCGTGGGATAATCCGGTTAACCCTTTAAGTAAATATTTTGCACTTACTTCATTGCCTCCTGATAGTCCGGATGCCTGTGATAAATATTGTTTTAAAAATTGGGTGTTATTCAACGGATTCTCTATCATCATCCCGAGATCCCATGTGCTAGCATTCGGATTAACCATCGCAGCTGCCCTGTACGCGAGACCCCTCGCCAATGGATTTTGATTATTTCCGATATTCTGTAAACCACCAACAATCCTATTCAATTGAGGTCCTTGTATACCACTTTGAGATAACCCCCCAATAACACCGGCGATTGTATTTTGATTAAAATCACCTCTCGAACTCAACACACTTTGAGCCGCACTCTGATATGAACTTAGGAGCTCGGGTAATAGTGCAAGATTCCCGAATTGTCTTTGAGTTATTCGAGCAATCGCACTGATCGCACCCTGCGATGTTCCACCACGACCAAAACGACCAGTTGATAGCATTTGATCATATAATCCATTATCGATCCCCAAAGCTCTTTGTTGTGCGAAATTACTAATGGTTGCCTGAGCTGAATATCTTCTCCCCGTTGCACGTTGATATGCTAATCGTCTACTCAAAAATTCTTCCGACGACATACCAAGAGATAATCCTCCTTCACCTCTTTCAAGCGAAGCATTCCAAAGATCGGACAAATCCCAACCATTTATGGCGGCCAAATCCCTTGAGCCTGAAGTAACTGATGAATACCTTTTCATCGCACCCCAACCCAATCCCCCGGCAAGTGCAAGACCAATACCAACAGGTCCTAGTGCGGATAATATGCCCTTTACGCCACCTCGAAGGTTCCCCAACATCCCAATCATCCCCCCGCCACCTTGATGGGTCATTTCAACATTAAATTGCTGCTTTAATATATTGGCCGCTTCTTGTCTCCGTATTATATCCCGCGCGTCACCAGTTCTTTTTCCTTCAAGTCTCGCAATCCATTTGGCGGCATCGTCTTTCGATGTGATTCCAAGTCGTCTTACAAGCTCTTCCGCTGAATTTTTAGCGTCATTCTTCGTGTTATCCGCTATCTCACGAAGAAGTTTAATAAGTAACGCATCACCTTGCCTATCAGCTTGTATTGACTTTAATCCACTGCGATATTGCTCCCTGCTTAAATACCCTTGATCATATCGTGATCTTAATTGAAATGCACGCTGGGTTTGATCGATCCTACTTTGCCGCTCAAATTGCCTGATTTTTTCGTTGATATTCGAACTAATATCACCACCGGAACCCAGAGCACCTGATGCCATTTCCGAGTAAAGTTCCCGCGCCCTTTTACTGGGTGACATATCACTTTCAAGTATCTCGCGGAGACCTCTTACCTGTGCGGTATAGTAAACCCTGTTCGCCTCGAGCCCCTTGAGGTTCGATTTATATTCCCTCGCAGAAATTGCACCACCCTTAAATTCAGCCTCTAATTCTTGTCTCCTTAAAGCGTTCGCTTTTTGATTTCTTGTTTCAAGTAAACGAATCTGTTCCGATATATGTCGGTTAACATCACGTAAATCCTTCGCTTGTTCACGGGCGTTTTTAGCGAATTTATCGTATAATTCAGCAGCACTCTGTCTCAGTTCTTTTACCCTTGAATCATCGACCTGAATTTTAACCCTGGCATTGTTGTCCATTTTGAGCCTCCTGCATCTTTTGTAAAAACTCTCGTGCTTCTGCTGCACGATCCTCGGGTGTTCGATCTATCTTCCTTGATTTCAGAAAATCGCATTCATTTGGTTTATACTCATCGGTATCCTGAATCTCATTAAACAATCGATCTTCCTCCCATTCTAACCGCATATTTAAAAAAGAAGATTCCCTATGTTGTTGCGACATGAAGGGAATCTTATGTTTTTCTCTATACCACCTGTCGATCGGAAATTTGAGATTCCATTTTACCATGAACTCTCTAAACTCATTCGACATGGCCGTTAAATTTTCATCAACTTCTCAATTTCATCTGCGAGGGGTTTCACATCCCGGTTAAAGGCCTCCTTGATCACCGCGAAATCTTTCAAACCCAAATCTCTGATTTCACACTTCAAATCTTCCATGAATTTAGGACACAACACCCTCAATGTCGCCTCGATATCAATGATATCTAACGCATTCATCGCACTGTTTGTTGCTGACGTAACCAAACTCGCGTACATTCCGTTGGATAACATCTGTTTGTAAACTTCAATATCCCGGTACTGTCCGACTGTGGGTAGATTGATCTCGTACTCATTCTGAACAGTCGATGTCTTAACTTTAAATAAAATTTTTTCCTTCATATCTGATTTTTATTAACTCATTGTCATGGGAGTCTTGTATCGACCTGAAATATCCGTTGTTGCAATACCACCTGTTGCGACACTCCATGACATATTTTCCATGACGCAATCGCGTGCCCTCATGATGGTGTTTCCCGTTGTGTCCGTTTCTGTAACAAGACGGTTTGTCTCATCAACACCCGTTGCCTGTTTACGATACACAACAATAGAGAAAGTTAACGACATCAATGAGATGGTATTGATAACTTCGTCAACGGATCCGTATCTATTCAACATTTTCTTAAACCAAGGAGTATCAAATCCTATAAAGAAATAGTTGCTACTGAAACTACAATCAACAGCAGTCGGTACAAATTCATTGACCAATAAGTCACCGAGACCCCTAACCGGAGTTAAGGTGGTCTGTTCGGTGAACTGAACCTGTTGCATTTGACCAACAAGTTCATTATCTATATAAACTGCGGCTTGAGGTGCCCCGAAAGATTTAATCGAATCCATTTATTTAGTTTTTAAATACAAATCCGGTGAAGAATATCTTATTAATCTCATTATTAATGACAATACCGTACGTTACCCAGTAATAATCATCTTTCTTCGTCACGGTTACGTTACGATAAGAAAGAATCAGATTATCGGTATTCGAATTGGCGGTTCTTGTTAAGAGATAATTCTCCGTCCAATTTTTCAAAATACCCACACTTAATGTGTTCGCATTTACACCGTTCTCGGCACCCAGCAAATCGATCTCACTGTTCACAATCAATTCTTTATTGATCTGATCAACGATTCTCGTGAATTGAATTGAGAATGATTCCCCGTTTCCTGTGAACAACACTTGATTATCCTGCAATGTGTTTATACCCTGAAGTACAACAAATTTCTGAAGACTTTCGTTATAAACAGTGACGAGCACACCTGCATCAAGAGCTTTTTTCTTATCTGTTTCAGTTAATTGATGTTTTAGTTTTGAAACCCCTATACTCTTATTTGTAACAGGGATTTGAGGCGCCTTACCTGCCGTACGACCGATAATGCTGCACAGATTATACATTACACCCCACCAACGGTATCCAATTCCCAGTGCGGTGGAAGGCATACCCACGCCGCCATGAACGACACAAACATGGGACGAATTGAATCCTTGCGCTGCCTCTAATGATGTCGAAAAATCTCCCTGATCTTCTCCCACGCCGATAAATACTTGTTTTTTAAATTTCGCCACGTTATTAACATGAGCGATTAACGCTTTATTCATCGCGCTATTATAGTTTTGTGTACCGTACTGATCCGTGAAAACAAAACTTTCATCCAAATTCACGATGGCAGAGAGAACATTATCAAAATATTCACTATTATACGTTTCACTACCGCCTGTTGCCGCACTGTATTTTGTAAGTACCGTTATATCCTGCTCGTTGATCTTCCCGGTACCTGTCGCTGCCGATGAACTATCCAACATAAACAATGAATTGAACGCGGAACTTGATCGAGCCCAGCTGATTAATTCATTTATGTTATTGAATTCAGGTGATTCAATAATCAATCGAGGTTCGGCTGATGCTGCTGGAACTTCATTAAACGGTACGCCATCAGGTGCCAATCCCGTAAATGTTCCTCTCCAAATTTGAAAAATATACTTCGAAGGATCAAGTGTTCCTGAAACAATTGAAAACGCGTATCCGGTCGTAAGTTCGTCGGTTGCAGCTTCTCCCGCGGAATTTAAACCGTTTGCATTGAGACCCTCATCTAATGTGATTATCTTAAATACCCCACCATTAGATCCGCCCCCGGTCGCGGTAAATGTCATTGTTGCTGGTGTTGTTGAGGCTGCTCTCACGAACATAAGCTCGGAGATACCAACAGCCGCGGGGTTACTAGCATCCGGAAAAAAGAGTGCGTTTGCCAGTTGCCAGTACCATCCACCTTTAACAAAGGACCTAAAATCTTCAATATTATCGAACCTATAGATGGCATTTTTCCCGTTGGCATTTTTCCCGTTAATTCCCGCTCCGCCACCCCATTTTGCACCAAGCACACCGGTATCAATTATCAAGCACTTACCATAGTCAAGTGCACGGGGATCATTTTGCTCCCCTGCGGCGATCGTTGCATAAGCGCCCGGCAAAGTGATTTTTTTATTATTAAAATATACTGATATTGCCATTGTATACTATTTTAAA